AGTCAGTCTGAAAACATGGAAGCTATGGATTCTTTGTTCAGGCCACTAGAAGAACGTATGGCTGAGCTTGAGCGTGAGCGTTCGGAGCGTCGCTCAAAGGGTGAAGGTTCTCACGATTTGGATGTTGAATTTGTCCGTTTGCAGAAGCTAGACGCCGCCATGAAACGTAAGATTATCACCGAATTGGCTGGTGAAGAAGTCATCAAGGATGTAAAAGATTCCGAGCTAGCTCGGTTGTCTGTTTCTGAGTTGCTTGCTAAGGCAACCATTAATATCACCGAAAAAGAGCGTTATCAGTATCTAAATGCTAAGAATCTAAAGGGTGAAACATTATCTCTAGCTGAGGCTCAGGAGCTGTCTGCGATGGAGGCTCGTGGTGTCGGTAAGGCTTTGGAGGAAGCGTCCAAGGGAATCAAAAAGACCGGCGCTGCTGCCAAAGATACCCGTGGGTTTATGGAGAGATTGGCCGGTACGTTTACTGATACTAAGGCTGCTAGTCAAGCATTCGGTGATGCGACAGTTACTGGAATTAAGGGCGCCATGTCTGAATACGCAGACCAAGCAACACAGAACTTCGACCGTCGTATGAATGCTGCAATGGATGCTTATCGCAACAACCAGGAAGCACGAATGGATGCATTGAAGTCTGTGCATGAAAAAGCTAATGACCAGCTTGATGCACAACAAGATGCTGCGAATCGTCGTCTAGAGAAGTCACAGGATTCATCTATGGACCGCTTGGAGAAGCGCCAGGATGCACAAATGAAGCTTCTTGATAATCGTCAAGAAGCACAAGATGACCAGCTAGAGAAGCGTCAAGAAAATCGCCGTAAGATAATTGAAGCTTCATATGATTCTCGCATTGAGAAAATTGAGAAATCTATCGATGCAGAACAGAAAGCAGAAGAGCTTCGTCAACGCCTATTCGAGGCAGAACAAACACGCATTAATCGTCTAGCCGAGATGATGAATCGCAACATTGACTTCAATGCTGCGTTGGTTTCTGGCGACATGGACGAAGCTGCTAAGATTATGAATGATGCCTCTGCCGTTGAGCAGAACTGGGCATTGTCCGATGCGGCTGGAGAAGGCCAAACAGCATCCGAAACACGTGTGACTGCTCTGCAGGGCGCCATCGACCGTATCAATAAGGAAAAAGATGCTCGTCTTGAAGCCCTTCGATTAACAGAAGAGGCTGAAAAAAAGTCACTTCAGGTCCGTCAGGAACGCGATAAAGCTGCTCTGACTACAAAGCTAGCCCAAGAGAAAGCCGCTCTTGCTGCATCTCAAGAGCAAGCTCGTCTACATTTAGCTGTAAGACTAAAGGCTGAGAAGGATAATCTAGCTGCGCGTCAACGTGCGGAAGAGAATGTACTTTCAAACCGTATCCAGAAGAACATAGCTGCTGAACAAAGAATCTGGGATTCTCGTAAACTACAACTTGACCGTGCAATCAAGGATTTCCAGGCATTCGCTCCTAGAAATGCTCAGGAATTACAAACTCACATCAATAGTATTTCTCGTAAGTATGACCAATTCCGAGTCAATACGCGCGGTAAATTCAATGGAACTGCTGCCGATGTAAGGTCTGTTCTAACTAGAAACATTCACTATGCTATGCAGGACTTGGTTGCTAATCAGAAATGGGCGGCGATTGGTCAAAGCATTGCTTCTCAGATGGTCAAGGGTTCATTCAACATGAACATGACTGAATTCATCAAGTGGGTAACAACGGGACAGACACCAAAGGGTTGGGCTCCGTATAAGGCACCCAAGGGACCGACTGCCGAACAGATTCAGCAGAGCCGTAATCAAAAGCAGCCTAACAGAAATCTACCAACATTCCACGTTGGTGGACAAATTGGTGTAGATGCAGGAGGCCGCGCCGGTATTTCTGGAAGTGGATTACATCGCTCTGAAATGCCTATTATTGCTCAGCGTGGTGAATTTATGGTTAACAAAGACAAAGCTCAAAAACATCTTGGTACCTTGAAGGCGATTAACAGTGGCTCTTACAGTGAAGGTAAGGGTGCTGGCCCGGGTCCATTAGGATTCGCAGGTTTGTTGACTGCTGGAATTGCTTCATTGGCTACCCGCGCAATTGGTCAGGCGGTGGCAACTGGTGCTCAGAGAGCAATTCAGCGTGATACCGCAGCCGCAATGGGTGGTCGATATCTAGCTGGAAAGGCTGGTGTTTATGGTGACCAGAGCTTCGGTGCAGAACAGCTAAACAACGCAGCTATTATTGCAACTGTTGGTGCCAATATGGGAATGTCTCCACGAGACATCCAGATTGCAATTATGACAGCAATCACCGAATCTGGTCTTCGCAACCTTGGCGGTGGCGACCGAGATTCCGTTGGTCTATTCCAGCAGCGTCCAAGCCAAGGCTGGGGCTCCGTGGCACAAATCATGGACCCAACCTATGCAGCTACAAAATTCTATTCAAGTCTGAAGGGTATTGGTGCAAGAGGAGGAATGGACCCATGGGCAGCCGCGCAGGCGGTACAGAGGTCAGCATTCTCTGATGGCTCTAACTACCATCAGTACTGGAACGAAGCAATGGCTATTTTCTCAGCATTCTCTCAGGACCCAGGTGCTGGCGGTGGTTTAGGAACAGGTCCAACTGGCCCAGCCAACAAGATTGGTAGAAGTGCTATTAGCTGGGCGCAGGCTCATCTCGGTGACGAAGGCTGGATTGGTCTTTGCCAGAAGTTCGTTCGTATGGCATTGGGCGCTGGCGGGGGATTCCCAAGTGCTATCTCAGCATGGGGTGGGGCTAAGCATAAGCACGGAATTGCAAACCCAGCATCTGTACCGGCCGGTGTTCCAGTTTACTGGGGCGGCGGTAGATATGGTCACGTTGCTCTATCCACGGGTGGCGGTAGGATTATCGGTACTGACTATCCAAACATGGGTAGAATTGGTCAAGGAACAATTACAAGCTTAAGTCGTGATTGGAATAAACCACTTCTTGGTTGGACTGAAGATATTAACGGCAAGAGAATCTTTGGTTTGCCGGGTATGAAGACTGGTGGATTTGCAATGTCAGATGGTTTAGCAAATCTACACGGTACTCGAAATGCGCCGGAAGCTGTATTGACTGCCCCCCTAACTAAGGACCTAAAAGAAGGTGTTAGAAACTTTGCAGATGGAGGCGGTAACAGTTATACTATTAACGTGGACGCAGCAAATGCAAGACCAGACACAGTAGATATGATTGTCAAGAAGACAATAGCAGAAATTAAAAAGATTGAGGCTCGTAAACCTCAGAGTAGGAAGAACTAATGACTTGGAAAGATACCGTCGCCATGTATTGGTGGGGAAGACTGGATGAGGAAGACGCTGACGCTTATTTGAAGGTCTCTGACCACAATAGGTCACCGATTTCAATTCAAGTTGAGCGCATCGAAAAGAAGCAGCGCATGGCCGATGGTACATTACGTAGATATGTTGTTGCAAAGAAACGTAGCTGGTCTTGCTCATGGGAAGATTTACCAGATAAGAGAAATGTCAGCGGTATGATGACGACGGTAGATAATGGTCTAGCTGCGACAGAAATGGAGATTTTTCATGGGTTGCACGATGATGCATTCCCAGTTCAATTCCGAGATGGCGCTAATAATGTAGAGCAAGTTGATGTTATGATTACTTCATTTTCTAAAGATATTAAAAAAAGAGGCCAGGGGATTGATTTCTGGGATATCTCTATAACTTTGGAAGAGTGCTAATGAAATCAGTAAACGCGGCGGTACGAGATGCAATTCGTGAAAGCCATGCAGTTTTTGCATTACCTAGATTAACGGTTGAATGGAATTTCAACCGTTATGCTGTTGTGTCCGCAGACAACACTCCAACTGAAGATTCAGAGGGATACGATGTTGAAGTGTTCCCAATTGAATCTATTTATGCTGGTAATAGGCCAACACGAGGGGTGGCGAAGCTACGTATCAATGAAGGTCGAATCTCAAATCATGATGCCAACCCATTAGATACAAGATACTATCTAGGCGGTGTTGATGACGTTTACAAATACTGGAGTTCGCCGGTAGAGACAGATGGAACACGAAACTTCCCTAATCATACTGATGGAGCAACTAAATGCCGTCCACACATCAAATACACAGCGTTGGTGTCATCTAACAAGATTGTTATCAATTGGGAAAACTCATGGGCGACACCTGAGGTTTACACTATTTGGATTCAAGAAACTGTCGGCGGTGCATGGGAGCAACTAGCTGGAGGTAGTTGGGTAGTTAACTCCAAGGGGCAGACTATTTTGTATCACCACGGAAGCGATGTTTGGTTACAGGCCAGGCCAGTTGATGGTGACGGAAGATTAGTTACTAATTTAAGAACTTTGGCTGGTGTTCAGGCCAGAGTTGAAACTCTGGGTCCTGGTCTGGGTGTATACCCGGGCACAGGAGCTAGTTCATTCTGTAATGTCATTGAAATCAGCGCCCGTAGAGAAGAAGACCTAACCGATAGATTGATTTCTAATGGTGATACGTTTGATATGGCTGACAAGTCTAACTTGTATCCGATGGGGACACTAACTTCAAATACCGGCTCCATTACTCTAAGCAACCTTGACGGCATATTGTCCAAGGATTCCGATGATGATTATTTCCGTTGGTTGATTGAACCAGGAGCTATTTTCAATCTAGAATATGTTTACAACGTTGAAGGAACTAAATATCCAGTACAGCAATTTAAGATGTATGGTGGTCCTTGGTCTGGTCAACGTGATGACACGGTGAACATTGAATTAACAGATTTCTCAAAGTATCTTAAAGAAGCTAGACCTAATCCGTGTTTTTATGAAGGTTTACCGGTAACACAGATTATTTGGAGATTGTGTGATTCTGTTGGATTTGTAGATTATGCTATTCAAAGCAATGACTTGGTCTCGAATCACGTTATTCCTTACTTCTGGGCAGATGGAGAAAAGACCGTATGGGAACTATTCGATGAGTTGTCAAAAGCAACTCAAACGGCTATCTATTTCGATGGGTCTGGATTGCTACAGATTAAAACCCGAGAGGCAATGTTTGACGAAGCGAAATCTGTTGATTGGGTCTTGCGTGCAGATACCGTGACAACCGGTCCACAGGCTGGAGAATTGGCCGACATTGTCACTCTAGACCAGACTGATGAGCTAGAGTCAAACCATATTACAATTAATTATCAAAACACGACAATCTCTGATTTCAACAATGGTATCCCAAAGCTTGAAAAGGTTTGGGAAGCTGAAGGAACGACGGTATTGAGGTCAAGCCAACTAACGCGCCCGATTAACACTGATGAATCATATGTATTCTATATCAATGCAAAAGAAGCCGTGTATTGGCCATACCAGGGTATTGTTCAAATTGAAGGTGAGTTGATTCGATACAAATCTAAAAACTACGTCTATTATGATAATGGTGTAAGAACTGGTGCTAACATCAAGAATGTCGCCGAGAAGGCCAAGTGTGATAATAAGACATTCGCTAGCCAGAAACATCTGAATGGATTCTCTGGCGGTTTGATTATTGATGACCAGGCTAGTGTTGAAAGTGGTCCGGGTGAGGTTCCGGGTAGAGGATTATGGAACTCTGTTAGGATGCGTCACGAAATGAACGCCTCCAATTATGAGGCTCGTGCACGTTATAGCGGAATCACAGACAGTGCAGCATCTTCATTTAGACATGATGCTCAAAATTCTATGGTTACATTAGACGCCGGTGCCAGATTCAAAAATTGGTATGACCTCTGCGCGGTCACGCGCGGTTCCTATCTATCTGATGGATACTATTACTATGGTACAAAGCTTAGATTCGAGAAGGCCGGTAAACGAGTGCAGCGCGCCGGTATGGTAATTCATTCTAATGCTTCAGAGAATGGATACTATATTGAACTAACGCCCACTAACAAATTAACTGCTACTGGTAGAAAGTTAACCAATGAATTAATTGTATATTCTCGTAAGAGTGACCAAATCAAGATTCATGGAGGTACAGCTAATACAGGTGTACCAATTAACATTGTTGAAGGTGTTTGGTATGAAATGGATGTATTTGTTGGTCCAGCTACCGGTGGTCACACCGTTAGTGTTTGGATAAATGGTAATTTGATGCTAACTGTTGCGATGGTAGATGATTGGTACAACATTTGGAACGGTCGATTCGGAATGCATTTTCGGGGACAGACAAAAGTCTCTTACGAATATCTATACGCTATTGGTCAGCCAGATGTTAATCCTATTGACAATACCGGTTTTTATGACAGAGTCGAGGGCGGATACCAGGGTAATCAATGGGACCGCGAATGGGTGTACGGATGGAAGACCAAGTACCGTCGCACCAAAAAGGGTGTAACCGCTTACAAGGTTCAGGCTCAGCAGAGATTCATGGATGAATTCGGACCTATTGTTCACGAGGTACGGGAATTCGATATTAAGTTCGACCCAAAGCCAGTACTTCATAGTCAACTATATATGACGAATGACTGGCAAGTCATCTGCCCCGAATATACATCCAATGCCTTTGGCGCTAAATTCTATCTAGCAAATACCAGCCGTGAGAATGCAATTATTCACGGTGAAGATAATTTGACGTATGCGAATAACACAATAAATCAAGTATTCGCAGTGTACGGCCGGGCGGTAACACAATCAGAAGCTGAAAAAGTTATCTCTCAGAACTATAACCAAATATTACGAAGAGGTAAGAGTGAAACAGAGCTTTCATCTCCATGGGTTCAGTCCAAGGCGGCAGCACAAGATATTGCTGACTGGATGTTACATCACTGGGGAGAGACCGCCGATGAACAAACAGTAGAGATTTTTGGTAATCCATTACTAGAAATTGGTGATGTGGTCACTGTCAGTTACCCTGAAAAGAGTATGGTTATCGCCACACACAAATACTTCATTACAGCAGTCAGTACGTCGTTCGACCAAGGCTTGGCAACAACACTTGTGTTACGCCGAGTACTTGGTGTTTGACTTATGTTTGGTGTAATAATATAATTAGTATATGTCAACAAATACCAGCACTACACCAGAAAAAACAGTAATTGACCCAAACTTCTATATTCCAGAGGGATTGGACAGTTTTATCTATGAGGATGCTGACAATCCAGGACCGCTACCTTCAACGTTAGCTCCCGATTCTGATGTTGTAGAGATTTACAACGACGCTGCGGCTGATGAAGATTCCGAGTCAGGAGAAATCTCTCACGACGCTCCAGCCATTCCTCAGAATGTGATAATTGTTGACCAAAGAATTCGAACCAGCCCGGACGGCAGACAGGTTGTTGACTTAGTGTTATCTGTTGATGATGTCGACGGTGTTATTGGTTTTGATGTAAGGGTGACAAAGACATAATGCTGACAGTACAAGGAAAAACTCACATCAAGCGATTCATGGCAGGGCAGGTGTCTGACATTGCCAAGAGCATCGCTATTGGTTTGGGCGGTAAAGCAGAAGATACCAATGATACTTCATTGCAATTTGAAGTGGGTAGAGCAGATATCATTCTTAAATCTTATGACTTTGTTAATAACAAGCTTATTTTTAAGGCATCTATTCCACAGGAATTCGCCGGGAACATCTATGAAGTAGGTTTATGGTCTCAAACAACTAATAGTGCAGCAGGTGAATATACATCTAGACTATTGACTTCATTCGACTCCAATTCAGAAACCTGGAGCGCGGGTACATTTGCTAGCACCAATACAAGAATCGGTGAAGACAGCCTAAGAATTGCACCAGCAACATCAGCTACAGTCACATCTACATTGACAGACATGTTCTCTGATTTCGCCGGGAATTCAGGAGCCGATTCGTTTGTGGTTGCTTTTTACAATAATAATGCTAATGTATCAGCAATTAGAGTTAGATTTAAAACCGATGGCGCTAATTACTTTACCTTCACGCTTTCTTCTCCAACCACTACGGGCTATCGAATCGTATCGATTGCAAAGAGTACCGCCGTGGCCACGGGAACGCCTAGCTGGACCAATATTACAGCATTTGAAGTGGAGGTTGTGGCTACTGGAGGTGGCGCAGCACAGGTAGATTTCGACGGTATTAGAATCGAAGACTTAGATACTATCAATCCAGAGTATGTGATGGTGGCAAGAGAATTGCTGCCATCACCACTAACAAAAGTAGAAGGAAGAGTGCAGGACGTTGAGTTCTCACTACCAATAACCATATGAGATTATTTGTAAACGATTTGCAGCCTGGGCAGGATTATAAAATCCAGGTGCGCTCAAATGACGGCCAGGCGGTGTCCGAATGGACTCGCCTATACGAAGTTGAGACAATCATTGACGATATCGCGCCAACAGACCCATTCAACTTAGTAGTTATTCAAAATGGCACGTCCAGTGTAGTCACATGGGACCATTCTGGTGCAAACACTGATAGCTCTGTGATGAAGGACTTCGCATATTTCGAAGTAGAAGCATATTCGGATGGTGTGACTGCATTCTACCAAACCGGGGTAGAGAATTTAACTTTCACATATGAATACAACGTAACTGTATTTGGTTTGTATAAGAGCAATGTCGGGTTCAGGGTACGCATTGTAGACCAGAGTGGTAATGAGTCTGGTTGGACGACCCGTGTGTTTGGTATTGATACCGACCCAGAGAAGCCTAGTGACCCTATTTTATTGAAGCAAGGTGACATCTTCTTTGTTCGTCATGACCTTAAGGACGATACTGGTGCTCGACTAGACACTGACGTTGATAAATTGCGAGTCTATGTAGCTTCAGACCTAGTGACTCCAATTGCCACAATAGCTGTGCGTCCATCGGATGTGTTTGCGGTATCTGGAACTTTCACATATGCCGCATATGTATCTGAAAGCATTGTTGTCGTTGCAGAAGACATCGGTGGAAACGTTTCCCCAGCTTCTGATGCAGTGGCCGTTACTTCAGCAACACCTGGTTTGTTCGCAGATTATGCGGTTATTAACGTTGCATTTATTGACTATCTAGAAGCTAACAAATTGGTGGCTGGCTCTGGAATTATTGATAATATCGTAGTCAAGTCATCCTTGATTCTGGGTGCATCTCGTGATGGTAGTGCCCCTACTGATGAAGATGGCAATGCTATTCCGATTACCGAAACTGTTGTTCGTTCTGCCAATTATGAGATTGGAACGACTGGTTGGATTATTCGTGGTGACGGTTACGCAGAGTTTAGAAACCTAGCTGTTAACTCATTGAATATCGGTAAATTTGACTATGCTACGCAGACCATGTTAGCAACCAGATTCTCTGATTTTATGGAGGATTCCGCATTATGGGGACGCCACACTACTGATGGTGAAGAAGAAGAAGAGGGCGGTACGCCATATGAGACCGGTGTATTTGCCGGAGTAAGTGATTCTGAAGGTGCATACACAGCTAAGTCTCTAATCCAAATGACTGGTAAGACATCTATTAGGCGTAAATCCAATGGTCTTAATGCTGGTATTCCTTATGACCCAAGTCTAGTTTATAAGATTACAGCCCGTTTGCGTCAGCTAACGGGACCAAATATTAACTTCTTGTCCAACCCGAATGCCTATCGCGCAACCACGGGCGCTGGTCTTGCGGATTTCTGGGCGTCACAGGCATTCTGGTCAGGCGGTGGGGTCCTGACAGTTTCAGTAGCATCAACTCCTGTTAGGTCGGGTACTACCTCTCAAAAGGTATCTCATACGTCCCTGCCTAAGTGGACAGCTAACAATGGTCACACAGGAGTAGAGCCATCCGATTCATCACATCCAATTGTTGTTACTGGTGGCAAGACATACACCGCATCCGTTTATATGTATCTACAGACTGGTTCCAACGTCAAGGGTACTATCGTGTTGGCAACGTACGACGCGGCTGGTAGCTCGATTAATCCATTCTTCGGTGGACCACAGATAACGCTTGTAGCTGGTCAGTGGACACGAGTAACCAGTACTTATACCGCAGAGTCCAATGCTGCTAAGATTCAAATGATGATGCTAGCGGTTAACACACACACAGGCGCGCAGACTGTTGAGGTATTCATGGATGAAGCAATGGTGACCGAGACGCCATCTGTTGTTTCTTATTTCGACGGTGCGACTTCTGGTTCTACCTGGAATGGTGCTGCAAACGCTTCACCTTCTCAGCAGAATAACGAATACAAGTATCGCGTTGGTGTTTTGGGTATCGATATCGATGGAGACTTGTGTGCTGCCGACGGTACGACTAGCGATGACCCAGCCGACCATTATATGGTTGCTGCCGATGCAGAAAGCAATTTAGCGCTATTTGAAGGTAGTCCAGATGAAGTTGGTGGATGGGTAGAGGTTTCTGGATATTTGGGCGGTAAGGATGTAGAAGAATTCCTACCACCAAGTCAACATCTAGACCCATATGACCCAGCACCAATCCATTTCAATGTAACCAAGATTGTTCCGTTTATTCAAGTCAATATTGATGATGTCGGCGCATCTGACATTGGCTTGGTAGCTGAATTAGACGCATTCACCATTGAAGCGTCCAACACCCTAACACCCAAGAAGATTTCTACCGCATCTGGTGACTTTAGTAGTGGAATCAGGGCTATTACAATTGAAGACGTTCCAGATGATGATTTCGGTCACATGATTCGCTGGTACTCTGGTGGAGATGATGAAATTTATCCTGCACTGATGACTGAGTATGAGGATGCAACAAACAACCTGACTCATACCATTATGATTTCCCCACCGCAAACCTTCTTCAATTCATATAATCCAATCAGGGATGCATTCAAGATTCGTGGTAAGAATGCTAACATGCTTTACAACTCTTCATTTGAGCAGACTGTCTTTACCGCAACAACCGATGTCCATTTCGATACCGAACGTTACGCTGTTAAAGTAATTAACGGCACAATGACTCAAGATGATGCAGTATTTCATGAGGGGTTTGGAAACAGGTCACTAAAACTAACATCAACTGCATTAGGATATTGTTTCGCAATAATGCGAATTAAAGTTGCTGATTACCCTGACATGTTGGGAACATTTGATTTGACATCATCGGTGTTTGCTCGCACCACATATGACGTAGATGTTGGTAGTTCTATATTAACGAAGGACGCAGACAATACAGAGATTTGGACTAGTGGATTCGGTGTTGAAAATCTATACCCCGATAGTGATGTTTGGTACAGATATGTTCAGGAAGCAGCATTAACTTCATCTATTGATGAAGATATTGTTATAATTGAACTTCAGCTTGGATTCTATGCAACCGGCGCTGGTCAAGTAGTTTATTTCGATGATGCTCAATTGGAAGTGGGCCTCATTGGACCATTTAAACCACAGATGCCAACAACCTTCAGAATGCCTGGAGCCGGTACGGTGGTTGGAGGAAGTCTAGTAGTTGGTAATACTATCACGACACTTCCTCAACTTCCAACCAACACTTGGAAACCGGGTATTGATTTTGTTCCAAGGCATACTTCTATTTTCATTGAAAACCAGGGTTCGACCGGTATCATTGAAAAAGTTGCTACAGATAGTAATTCATATATGGGCTTCAGAATCACTGATGCAGCAGGTGCTAATTCTGGTCCAATTATTTACATGTTAGATGGAGCAGATACGACATTCCCCAATACAATTCTAATTTATAATACTAGCCAGCAATTAACTATGCGTATTGGTTCAAATGTCGACCCAACCAATCCTGAAGTAACCAAGACAGCTAAGGATTTGCATGTTTATGGTTCCTTACGAGTTGATGGGAAACCTAACTGGGTTACCCCAGTTTCAGTTGGAACTAACGTTACCAGCTTCGCATCTACACAATCAATTGCATCACAGGTTAATAATGGAATTGTTACCCTAAGAGGCTTGATTGATGTTGCTGGCAACATCAATCAAGGTGCTACACTTCTCACCTTGCCGGTGGGACATAGGCCATTGACACAGCAATATCTAACCGCTGGATTGTTTGATGCCAGTGTGGCGGCCCAATACAACGCAATTTTGATTGTCAATACTGATGGCACGGTCGTGTTATCAAGAGCCCGTTTAGGTGCTGGTCCTCCGATGTTAACGAGCGCTGATTTTATTCCTCTAAATGGATTAAACTTCACAATTGGTCCAACTGCTACCGTTCCAAATGCTGACGGCTCTAACCCAGTTGTAATTGGTGCAGCGACATCACCATCAACAATTACAATTACAGCTTATGCGTCAGGAACGGCCAATGGAACATACAAGCTTAGCTGGACGAATCCAAACGACACCGACAATGACAAGTTGAGAATTGTTTGGAGAATTGACCGCGCCCCAACATCATCAACTGATGGCTGGACAACTGTTGTTCAGACAGTTAACAACGCAGCACAGACCTTCTTGCTTGGAAATTTGCCGGTAAACAGAACAATATACATCAAGGCTTATTCCCTAAACAAAGCAGGCATAGTTGCTGCATCTGGTTCCAGCACAGCAAGCAGATATTTACTAGCATCTCCATTAAATATTCGTGCAAACTCTACTGGTTCATGGCATTCAGGTTCCGGTGGTGTTTGGAGAACCGATGGAGACGCACCTATCCAAGGTGAATGGAGTGGTAATAATGATGTTCACCGTGGACTATGGTTCTATGGTACACTGATTAGAGATTATCTATTGGCTGGCGGTTTGGGTACCGCCCGAATCCCAACGAAGATTCAGATGGCAATGTTGCGTCGCCCAACGGGTGGTCTTGGTGGAGGTGCAAGCATCAACCTATTCCCTCATCTGCATACTACCAAGCCAGCAGGTATTCCTTCTATTGTTGTAACAGGAAGACCTGAAGGGTCTAATATTGTGAATTTGAATCCATCTGAGGGTATAATTGTTACAGTACCAGCAGCTTGGTATTCACTATTCGCAGATGGAACCTATAAGGGAATGGCTATCTACGATGCATCAGGAGACTACGCACCGCTGACCGGTAAAGGTGAGCATGCAAATACTGGGAACTTAACTATTTATCACAGAGGTTAAGGAATGGTAACAGTCTTATAACAGGACTTGACAAGAAAAGTGTCGGTCTTTACAATGAAATTAAGAGAAGAAGAAAGGTTAAGAGTGTCTGAAGAACAAGAAAAACTAACAAAAGACCAATTAAAGGTGGTAGCACTTAAGCAAAGAATAGGGCAGCTAACCTCTGATTATGAAGAACGCATAGCCGATTTACGTGCTGACTTCACAGTTGAACATGAGACTTATAATGAACTATTAAATAAAATGCATGTAGAGAATGAAGACTTAAAACAGAGTTTAGTAGAATTCAAGGAAGCCAAGGATGTTCAAGAAAACAGTTCAAAGAAATCTACCGAATAAGCCAACAGTGTACCCTCTCGGAACGGTTGTATCCACCGAGAGGGGGTACTTTTATCTTAAGTCTAATTCCTTTCGACTTCGCATCTCCTCTAAGCAAGTTTTAGATTCATGGAAATTTCATAGAATTGTTGAAACCAGCGAAAAAGCGGTATCTAATTATAGAATCATGAATAAGTTGGGGTTCCGTCAAGGCAGCTTGATTTATAATATTGCCGATGGTAAAATGTACTTGATAGAAGATAATAAGAGAAGATGGATTACCAGTCCAGATGCGTTGGAAAGAATCAATGCCAGTAAGGATGAAGCCTTAACTGTCTCTAATGAAGATATCAAACTACATACCTTAGGAGAACCACTTAACTAATGGCTGCGACGCCCTTTAGAGCCGTATCTTGGCAACCCAATGAGATAGTATCTGATGCCAAGATGGACCAGGTAGCTAACAACGCTCAATGGCTATTTGAAAACAAGACCAGTGCAACATACAATGCGCATGGTGTGCGACGTGTTGTCGGTCTTAAGATTGCTTTTGGTATGATGTTGTTCACTGCATCAAAACTGGGTACACAAGAACGTACTGCATATTTTGGTAATTATTTTTCTTCGGCTTGTCATCCCATTGTTGTCCTAACTCCTGTTACTTTCCAACTTAGAACATTTGCCGTTGTAAATGGCATTGGTGTTTTGCATCCTGACCACAGAGGTTTCCAGTGTCAGGTTGCTTGCTATACATATATGAATAAGTTACAAATCGAACGTAATTTCTACGTGAACTGGTACGCCGGGGGATTTTAAAGTATTTGACTTTGTAATGTTGTTATGATATGGTTTGAATATGAACATTACAAACAGAGAACTGGCTAGATTTTGGGCTAGTGTAAATAAAACAGAAGATTGTTGGGAATGGATTGCTGGATTATTCAATACTGGATATGGTCAATTTTGGACTAGCTCCACAGGCCCAGTTTCTGCACATAGATTTATATATCAGATTACATACGGCGAAATAGAATCTAAGAAAATTTTTGTTTGTCATCATTGTGACAATAGAAAATGTGTTAGGCCAGACCATTTGTTCCTAGGAACAAACAAAGATAATATGAATGACCGAAAGAATAAAGGTCTTGGTAAAGTCCTCGGCGAATTGGGAGAGCTAAATACATCATCAAAATTAACAGAAGAATTAGTTAAATATTGTCGAAACGAATTCCGTCAAGGCAGAACTGTACGAAGCTTATCTGAAGAATTACAACTCAATCAGTCGACAATTAGTAGAGCAATAACTGGAAAAACATGGAGTCATTTGTCGGGAGCCGTAACAAGTAAGCTGTATCAAACCGGAGATAGACATCATCATCAAGGCGGTAGAAAGAAGAAGTAACCAACGATTCAAGACTTCTCCTGGGTAATACCATGTAGAAAGAGTTGTTGTATGTGGGCGAAAGGGCTGGTAGAGTAAAATACTACTCTCCTAGAAGACGTGCTGTATATGCACAAGGTGATGACATTGACCACCTAACATTATTTGAATTATATGGCTGGATGTGTCACATCTGCCACAATAAGATTGATAAGTATGTGAGGAAGCCTAATTACTGGGCGGCGACGGTAGAGCATATAATCCCCCTTGCTAAAGGAGGGACCCATACATGGGACAATGTTGCTCCAGCACATGCAATCTGTAATTGGAACAAGGGTTGCAACTAGGTAGAATCTAATATACAATGACACATATGAAATGCAGAATTATAGCTGTGACCTCATTAGTTATCTTGCTTACTGCCATGTTCGCGGTTATAAGTACTGAAGCCGCCGGTAGAGAAAAGGCTATGGCTACACCGCAAAGTGAAAACCTTGAAATTTGTCTACCGCCAATTATCAATCCTCCATGTGTAGGGATTAATGCAACCGTTACTCTCCCTGGTATTACAATTACTCTTCCAAGAGAAACAGTATCCTTGCCCAGAATAACTGTAACTCGACTGCTACCTAGAGTAACTGAGATTGTTACATTACCGCCAATTGTGCGTACTTTGATTCAACCCCGAAGAACTGTTACATTACCAGCAGAAACAGTCAGGTTGCCAGGAGCAACGTTGACGGTGCCAGGGCAGACTGCTATGGTACCGAAATCAACACAAACAATCACCATTAGACAAATTGTGACATCAACAGGAACAGGGCCTCCGGTGACCAACGTGATAACATTATCTCCGTCACAATCTGTATCTATTGGACAGGAAACGGTTACTCGTGGTACAGTAGTGCCAACGACAATATCGACTGCAGTTCCAACGGAACGCAGGATTCAACTGCCAGGAGTAACAACCTTCCAGGCCGCCGGTATAGGATTAATAAGTCTATTGCTTCTAATAGCCTTAATGCTTTTTGCTCTTTGGGGCGGGTACGCTCTAGGATACAAGAATGCAGACAGGGAGAACACTAACTTCCTTAGGGTATTACGCGACTCCATGGGAGTTCGCGGTAAACACAGGTAGGATATAAGTTGAATGTTGTAGATGGTTGCCATGGTTTATCGTAGATATAGTAAAGACAACAATATCCTAGTTTTGGATATGTTTGGACAGGGGCTGAGTATTCTTAGAATTGCAAAAGCACTTAATGTATCTCCCAATTCTATTACCAAGGTTATTAAGAGCCAATTCCCAGATTGGGATGGCCGGAAGGTTTTACCCATTAAGGAAATTATCAAGAGATATAATGATGGAGAAACTATTGAATCTATCTCTTTAGACCTTGATGTATCACATGCAACGATTAAGTTAAGATTAATTGCTGCGGATATTGAATTAAGAACACAGTCTGAATATCAAAGAATACATTTTTTTAATGATGACTTTTTTGAAGTAATTGATTCAGAGTCCAAGGCATATTGGCTTGGTTTTCTGTTTGCTGATGGGAATGTGTCTGCCAGAATGTTAGATGTTGCAATAACTCTTAAGCAGTCGGATAAAGAGCATTTAGAAAAGTTTGGCGAAAACATTAATTATTCCGGACCTGGCATTGTTATGACTGTGAATTCTAACAGAGATGGTAAAAATTTTGAGTATTCAAAGGTATGCCTTAGGTCAGCCAAAATGGCTTTAGACCTTATTGATAAGGGATGTATTCCAAACAAATCAATTGATTTGGACAAACCTCTCAATCTTCCAGACAAACTCAATAAACACTTTGTCCGAGGTGTTGTTGATGGTGATGGATATATCAGCGGACTGGGATATCCATCACTAGAAATAGTTGGTGCATATGGTCTGCTGTCATGGATAGCGGATGAGCTAGGTACGCCTCTACCGATACCGCATAAATCTATTTGGAGAATCCGGCTGAACGGAAAAGAGGCGGTTGCGGGCATGGAGTATTTATATAAAGATGCAACTGTGTATCTTGCAAGAAAAGAAGAAAGGGCTCGGAACAATTATGAGCGACTTTAAATGGATGATTGCGTCCGATTTTCATATTCCATTTCATAATAAGAGATGGATGGATATGTGGTTTAATATATTGAGATGGCAAAAGCCTGAGATTGTCGATATTTTGGGAGACTTGGATGACGCTTGTCCGGTGAGTAGATTTTCAGAAGGAACATCAATGGAGATTGAAGGTGCTGTAATCACATATGCACCATTGGTTAAGAAGTTTTTTGAAGACCTCCGTGCGATTCTTCCGAATTCTCAAATTCATTTCGCTACCGGCAATCATGAAAAGCGGTACGATGATTATATCGATAAAAAGGCACCAGCACTAAAAGGACTTATTACTCCTGAATTGCTATGGGGAACGGATTTATTTGGTATTGAACTTAGCTATTATAGCAATCCGCCAGTACATAGATTTGGAGATATTTTTGTGCACCACGGACCCTATGCTCTAAGTAAAGGCGGAGAGTCGGTGCGTAAGGTATTGGATGAGTTTAACGTAAGTGCGATAGTGGGGCATTCTCATAGACAGTCCTTCGTTGCTAAATCATATCCATTAGCTAACATTGAGTTACGAGGATATGAATTAGGTCACATGACAGATATTTATTCATCCGGAATGTCATACGATATGAAGCATGATTGGCAAGCAGGATTTGCGACTGCTCATATTGTAGATGATTATCCTCATATTAGTCTTGTTGGAATCAAGGATAATACATGCGTGGTTGATGGGAAGAAGTTTGAAGGATGACTGGTCTTTATATAATACTAGCTCATCTAGTTGGTGATTATTTACTACAACCACACTGGATGGCAGAGCTAAAGACTCAAATGTGGTTACCGGCTATTTTGCATGGGGTATTATATACATTACCGTATATATTGATAACTCAGAGTATTCTTGCATTGAGTGTAATTTGTATAACACATATTGTAATTGATAGATTTCGTTTAGTAAGGTATTTGATTTGGATAAAGAATCAAATTGGACCAAAAAGTGTAAGGCATCCTTGGAAAGAATGTAAAACAATAGGATATTGGGAAGTCAATCCTCCCGCGTGGTTGGCGGTATGGTTGATGATTATTTCAGATAATACCTTGCATTTAATCATTAACACTTTTTCAGTGGTTTGGCTTTAATAACATCTCCTATGCTATAATAGATTTAGCTCATGAGCAAAGGAGGTATATAAATGACTATGTATCTAAAGTTTTTCGCCGCAGCAGTTGTAACCGTTTTGGCTGCTGTTGCAGGAGCGTTGACCGGTGACGGGGTTATTTCTTCCGTAGAATGGGTCAATGTCGCGATTATGGGAGTGGGAGCACTTGCTGTATTCGCTGGACCAAACGTCCCAGGCGCTGCCTACACTAAGGCTATTCTGGCAGTATTGGCAGCAGGTCTTACAGTTTTGGTATCTGCTATCATTGGCGGAATTGACTCCGTTGAGTGGATTCAGATTATCTTGGCAGCAGCAGGTGCGGTAGGAGTTTACGCGGTTCCGAACACGAACGGCACTCCACCAGTAGCGTAAGGAAATATGTATGGAATTATGGTCAACTTCACAACCAGCCGGACAATCTATTGAAGATAAGATTCAGTGGTGCAAAGATTTTTTAAAGGAGTACGGTTATGAAGTGTCGTAGATGTTCTGGTAGGACGTTTCTAGATAGAGTCTTTTCAGACAATAAGAACTATGAGACGTTCTGTATCCTATGTGGTGATAGAGAGTTTATCAATAAAGATTCGAGGTTTGGTCAGTGGCTACACAAGCACGAGAAGGCCAGAGAAAACGCGGCGGCGAGAAATTAACTTTGATAAATTCTCAGCCTAAGAAGAAAAGCCGGAAATTAAGATATCTGTATCTGAATGGTAATTTACATAGAGTATTGCATATCAACCGTCCATCAGATATAATCACGATGTGGTCCTACCCGGAATCAAAACGGGTAGGATACACATATTCAGATGTTAAAGCCCGTATGGAAAAAGCATTCACCACCACACAGGTGTGTAAGATGGTTAATCGTACCAAAGTAACGGTAGAGAATTGCATTCTAAATGGAGACATTGAAGCGCCGCAGTTTAGTTATGGTTTATCAGAAATCAGACAGAAATACCAATATCTGTGGCATGAGAGAGACATCCTGGCATTGCACGAAGTGTTGAGTAGTAGGCACGTAGGTTCGCCGCGTAAGGACGGATTAATTAATCCGAGGAGTCTGCCATCAGCCCGTGAACTTAAAGCCATGATTCGTCATGATGCGATTTTGTATGTTAAAACCAACGATGGGCAGTTTGTGCCTACGTGGCAGGCAGAGCAATTCTAAGGAGAAATAATGGCAGCAGATAGAGTTCGCGCCAGCATCACTTTTGTTCGTAATATTGGAAACTTTGAATCCGTCAGGATTGAATTGGGCGTCGAGCGTGACGTTCCAGAAGATAAGAATCCTTACGAGGCGGCGTCGGCGCTTTACGAAAAAGTTGAAAAATTGGTAGAAGAAAAGATTCTAGAAATAAACGAAGAGGCTGGATTAGTTTCTGTAACTAAAGTTCAGAGGTAAGTCATGGCAACAGCACAACAGAGTCACGCAATGACATCTTATTTTGTTAAGAAGTACAAAGAACACTACGGGAGAGACCCTATCGTAAATAGACATACTGCTCGATGGGGATTTGACTCGGTGCTCACAGGGCTCTCGCCGGTAGAGGCTAAAGAAATAGTAGACTTTTATTTCACCGTAGCCTCTACAAACAAGCATTCTCTAGATTGGTTCTTCTATAACTATGATAAATTATTAGAGTCCAAGAGAAGAACGGATGACGACGCGGCGAAAAGGGCACGTTTACGTGAAGAGTCAGAAAAAAGAGCGAAGGAGTGGCGCGAACGTGGCAACAAGGGAGTTACAAGTAATTAATTCCGTTTTAAAGAACAAAGACATTGGGGTTTTGTTCGGTCATGCTGTAGACGACCTGTTTGTCGCATACCGCGATGTATGGGAATCGATGAAAGCATACCACGCACGACACCGTTCAATTCCTGATATTGAGGTTTTACAAGAAAGATTTCCGGGGTTGGAAGAGGTTCCTGTTAAGGGAGAGACTGGGTACTATCTTGACAGTTTGAAGGAAGAACACATTGAAGCTCGCATGGAATCCTTGATGCTTAAGGCTTCCGTGGCGATGAAAAAAGATACGAGTCCAAGAGTTTTACAGAAATTACAAGAAGAATTGTCTAAGTTAAACAGATTTAGCAATTCTTCTCGTGATTTGAATATTATGGACTTTGATGAAGCAGAAGCGCACTATAAAGAAGTAAGACGAAGAGCAGAAGCTGGCGGTGGGACACCAGGAATTCCTACCGGTATCTCCTTCATTGATTCTGCATATACCTCCGGATGGGCAGGAGGGGATTTAATTGTTGTTCTAGGCTGGACGGGAAGAGCGAAGTCCCTGTTCACCACATTGGTGGCATGTAATGCACACGAAATGGGACACAAGCCTATGATTGTTTCACTGGAAATGTCAGGAGACAAACTTAGAGACCGCATTTACACCATTAAAGGAAGTGGTATTTTCTCTAATTCAAGTCTAACTCTCGGTGATATCGGCACAGACGATTTTAGGTCTTTCAAGTCAAAGTATGAGAAGGCCCCGGACTTTATGGTCATCACCAATGATGGTGTTGGCAATATGACTCCGAATATCGTGCAGGCAAAAGTGCATCAGCACAAGCCAAGCATGTTAATCTTTGATTACGCACAGCTAGCTACGGATAATGAGAATTCTGGCGATATGACTGCAAGAATGAGAAATATGTCTCAGCAGTACAAGAACTTGGCGCAAGCTGAAGACATTCCAGTTGTTCTGATTTCTTCGGCGACAGCCGACTCATCATCCTCAGCGAATGAACCACCAACGGTGGAACAGGTTGCATGGTCTAAGCAGTTAGCGTTCGATGCAGATTTGGCTTTCGCTGTTCATAAGCACGACGAAAGTAACATTGTCGAGATTGTCTGCCGAAAGAACCGAAACGGTCCACTGTTTGATGGCTATTTAGATTGGGATATCAATAACGGTATCGTTAAGGAAAGATTTGATTTATCTTAGAGAGATATCATATGCACGACAATATCGAGAAATACTCCCTCGATGGAATAGTCGCAGATAACAACATTGTATCTGCGAAGGAGACTTTGATTCGCTCATTGGAGTCTCAGATGCGTGATGAAGGCTATGCGCCGGTACTGGATATAGACCCTCAGTTTACGTTAGACTATAGGTCTGAAGATGGAAGCTACAACTTCTGTCTTACGATATATGGAATATATTGTCAGGATGCTTGGAATGTTGCGGGGGTGATGAGTGGTAAGATTATCTGGAAGAATGGGGCAAAGAAGAGTATTGGGCCAAACTCGTGATGATAAATCAAGAAAATCATTTCTAGCTATCTGTCAAGATTGCAAAGATATCAAAATAGTTAGAATGGAAGATATCGACCGACAATGCAGAGCTTGCATGTCGATATCACGTCCAATCACCGCAAGATGGCATCACATGATGGAGAGATGTTATAATTCAAGTTTTAAGACATATTCAGACTATGGTGGACGAGGAATCTTGGTAAGTGATGAATGGCAAGAGCGAGGTAATTTTATTAGATGGTCTCTTGCCAACGGATTTAGCCTAGATTTAGAATTAGACCGTATTAATAATAATGGATACTCCTCAGATAATTGTCGATGGGTAACTAGAAAAAGAAATGCTTCAAATCGAAGAGATTCTTTCGTTATTACAGCATTTGGAGAGACCAAATGTTTGACTGAATGGATTGCAGACGATAGATGTAGCGTGTCCAGAAATACTTTGAAAAAGAGGATTTTTTCTGGACAATCTATAGAAAACGCAATGAATAGATGAAAGGATAAGGCATGGGAAACGGGAGGGATTTTAGCTGGGAAGAAGATTTTGAAATCTATTCAGCCAATCAAGTTGAATCCATCCTAGAGTTCTTGGGTGTGGAAGTAGCTTCAGAAACTAATACCCATTTCTTAGCGTATTGTCCGTTTCATGGAAACTCCTACACTCCGGCATTCGCGGTAGACAAAGAAAAAGGCTTATGGACCTGCTTCAATCCATCATGTACTAGCTCTGGTACCTTAGAATTTCTCATTCGTAGATTAACGAAGTTGAACACTTTCGAAGCCGCCAGGCTTATAATCAAGCATCGTAATATTAATCAAGTTCCGTTTGAAGAAAGACTCAAGGAAGTGTTGACGACAGAACCTGAATTCAACAGCTTCCCTCAGGAACCGCTAGACCGTATGTATGACGAATTCTGGGAGAACGACACTCCACAGGAATATATGGGTCGCCGTCACTTCGATGAAGAGACGCTGAGGTATTTCAGGATTGGGTACTCAGCTAAACAGAACATGGTTATTGTTCCGATGCATGACCCTAGGGGAATGCCGGTAGGATTTATTGGACGTACCGCTTCGTTTGATGACAAGAGGTTTAAGAATACGGAGAATCTTCCGAAGTCCAAGACCGCATGGAACTTCCATAGGGCTAAAAAAGAAGGGGAATCGGTAGTTATCGTAGAAGCATCGTTTGATGCAATGCGAGTGCACCAAGCCGGGTATCCAAATGTCGTAGCCCTGCTTGGTGGCTACTTATCTCCTAACCATTTAGAACAATTAAATAGGACATTCAGCACCATAATCTTAATGACTGATTTCGATACTCCGAAGTTTCTATCAGATGGTAGATGCAAGTTATGTAACAAAAAGCATAACGGATGTAGGCCGGGAGTAAAACTAGGAAAGTCAATAGCTCAGTCTATACCAAATAAGAAGATACTATGGGCTGTATATGATGATGAATGTGTATTCCCCAACAAACCATTAGATGGTTATCGTGAAGGTCATGCTAAAGATGTTGGTGATATGTCTGATGATGAGATTCGTCAATGCTTGATGAACGCAGTGTCTAATTTCCAGTTTGAATCATGGGGAATTTCCGATAGACTATTGCCATGGGAGCAATCTCGTGATACAATAGATGCATAGCTCCACATTAGGGAGCAAACAACAAGGAGATTATACAAGAAAATGGGATTAGTAAAAGGATTAACAGATATTCAAGACGTCTTTGATAAAGACGAAGCTGAATTCCAAGAGCGTAAGGCAGCGGCAGAACGGCCTAAAGCGAAGTGGTTCGGTATCAATGATAAGGAATCAGTACTTGTCGCTTTCCTGCAAGAGTTTAACACTGATAGTGATAACTTTTCGCAGAAGAATGGCCAGCTTGCTTTAGCCATTGAACACGTCCATCCTGACCAGGATAAATGGAAGATTAAGGCACAATGCAGCATGGCTGATGAAGGTGTCTGTTACGGTGAAGACCAGAAATGGAAGCGTAAGCTAAGACTTTACGTAAACGTTTTGGTTGATAATGGTGTAGATGAGCCATATGTAGCAATTCTATCCCAGAGCAAGTCTTCAAACCACATTACTGATGCTCTTATGGAGCATGCACGTGCGTTTGAAACCATTACAGATAAGTGGTTCAAAATTAAGAGAAGTGGTGCGAAGTTCAACGACACATCTTATACACTTACTGCATTGAAGGAGCATGGACTAGATGTCGAGGCATATGAACTATATGATTTGAAGAACTATGTAGCGCCTGAGATTCCTTATTCAGAGCAGGAAGAATTCTATACGCGCCTAGATGACAAGCCATCGGGTCTGGAAGAATTTGCTAAGAAGAAGGCAGAAGTTTCATCTGAATCCGTAAATAACGAGTGGTGATTTGACGACCGGCCTTTCGGGGCCGGTCGCCTCATTATATGATATCAAAAGCCTACGTCAATTATTTGAAGTCTGATGCCTGGAAGCGGAAGCGACAGGCTGTCTTTGCAAAGTACGGAAAAAGATGTTTTGCGTGTGGTTCCAAACAAGGACCAATTCATGTGCATCATCTGGACTATGCAAGATTGGGACGAGAGTCTCTATTAGACCTTCTGCCTCTGTGCATTAAATGCCACAGAGAAGTGACTCACATCTACCGACGCAATCGCCGTCGGGGGTTGCGTCGTGTTACAATGGAGTATGTCAATGCCAAGAGAGCATCAAGACGAGAACAAATCAGAAAACGATAAATGGGCAGACAGACCAATGTTTGCACTGGATGCTGATATTACAGTTTATTGGCCAGATGTCCGACCATGTTATGAAAATGATGAAGATTAGACCATAGAGTCTTTAAAAGGGAGAGCGAATGACAGACAACCAGATGCGTATTTCAAATATAATTCGTAGGGTATTGGACGATAAAGGAATCTTTATTACATGGGAAGATTGTAATGGTGTGGCTAAGGCAATTTACGATGACTTAGAGGATGTATTTGAGCAGGCACGGATGTATGAGGATTTATCATGAGATATATTGAATTGCATCTTCATACTCATTTTAGTCTCTTAGACGGTCTGAATACGCCGGATGAATATCTGGCAAGAGCCTCTGAATTGGGAATGTCCCATATGGCTATTACTGACCACGGTAATCTATCGGGGCATCGAGAGTTTCAGGCTGCAGCTAAAAAGCATGGTGTTACGCCCATTCTTGGTTGTGAAATGTATATTTCTCCTACCGACCGGTTTGACCGAAGGGCAATTAAGAAACGTTTCGATAACACACAGGCATACAATCATTTAACCGTATTGGCTCAAAATGAGATAGGTTTAAAGAATCTAAATAAGCTATCTGAGATTGCATGGACTGAAGGATTCTATTCTAAGCCTCGTATTGATATGGATGTGTTAGAGGAATACAATGAAGGATTAATTGTAACCTCTGGATGCTTGAATGGATTAATTGCAAAGGCGATTGCTAATAAGCTAGACGTACAGGCTAATCAACTTGCACGTGAGTTCAAGCGTATTCTTGGTGACAGATTCTTCATTGAATTGCAGGGACACAATCCTCGTGAAATTAATGATGGATTGATTGAAGTTGCGCAAAACCATAAGATTTTGTCAGTTGTGACCAGTGATTGTCACTATGCGCGCGAAGAAGACCTATGGCTGGAAGAAGCCATGCTTATCTTGGCAACCAACCCGAAGCACAACAAGGAATTCGATTTCTCAAAGTCTCAGAAGATGGAAATGCTGGAAAGATTCAATTATGCTTATCCAGACCGTCAGATGAGTTTTGAACATTTCGGATTATTCTTGCATTCCTACCAAGAGCAAATCAATCACCAAGAGTTACCATTAGATAGCACTTGGGACCAGGATTACTGGAATCAGGCGGTAGGTAATACAATGATAGTTGCCAGTATGATTGGCGATTATCCATTCTATGAGAATCTAGACTTACTTCCTAAGCCTAAGAATGTAGACCCAGATGAATTATTGACAGATATGGCTTGGGATGGATTGCGTGAGCGTGGGTTTGGGGATGACCCTGAGTACCGCGCTCGATTGATAGAAGAGCTTGAAATCATCATTAGTAAGAATTTCAGTTCCTATTTCTTGATTGAAGCAGATATTGTCAAGTGGGGTAGAGAGCAAGGCATTCTATTCGGCCCCGGCCGAGGTTCTGGTGCTGGGTCCTTAGTCAACTATGCATTGCGCATTACAAATGTTGACCCAGTTAAGCATAATCTGTTGTTCTTTCGATTCATCAATCCGGAGCGTAATGACTTCCCGGATATTGACACGGACGTTGAGGACCGCAGAAGGTCCGAGATTAAGGGTTACGCAACACGTACATATAAGCATGTAGCATCAATTGCTACGTTTGGTACGTTCCAAGGAAAGAATTCCGTACGTGACGCTGCCCGAGTATTCCTAGTACCGCTCGGTGATGTGAATCGTGCATTGAAGGGTGCGGATTGGCCAAGCGATTGGTTCGAACACTGGGAGAAGACTGAAAAGGGAAGAGATTTTGTCAAAAAGTATCCTGAAGTTATCAAACTGGCTAAGTTTATGTATGGTCGTTTGCGCACCCAAGGTATGCATGCTGGTGGACTAGTCTTCTCAAAGGAGCCAATCAATAGATATGCTCCAATTCAGTCAGCTAAGGATAACTCGGATGAGGCCGGTACGAGGATTCCAATCGTAGCTTATGATATGGAAACCGTAGCAGACATAGGATTAATCAAGTATGACTTCCTGGGGCTTAAGGCGTTGACGATTATCTCTGATACGCTACAGACAGTGAAGGAGCGTACAGGCGAGATTATTGACCTAGATATGCTACCTCTGGACGACAACAGTGTATACTCCACTTTGTCTAGTGGTTGGACAAAGGGAGTTTTCCAGGTAGAAGCCGTGCCATATACCAACTTGATTATCAAAATGGGTGGAGTTAAGAACTTTGATGAACTGGTGGCTTCCAATGCATTGGTTCGCCCGGGTGCCATGAATTCAACCGCTGGTGCTGACTTCATCAATCGTAAGCAGGGTAAGGCTCACGTATCGTATCCTCACCAGGATATGGAATGGTTTACTGATGAGACATATGGTGCAATCATTTATCAGGAGCAGGTCATGCTTACAATGACTGAATTGGCCGGTATAAAGATGAGTACCGCCGACAAAGTTCGTAAGATTATTGGTAAGAAACGTGACGTGAAGGAATTTGAGGCTTACAAAACGGAGTTTATTAATGGCGCTTCTAAGAAGGTATCGAAAAAGGTAGCTGAAAGATTGTGGCACGACTTCGAAGCTCACGCCGGGTACTCCTTCAATAAATCTCATGCTGTTGCTTATTCTATGATTTCATATTGGACCGCTTGGTTGAAGGAACAGTATCCAATTGAATTCATGACGGCGGTTCTTAGGAATGAACAAGATAAGGATTCTCTTCTTGATTATCTAATCGAGGTTAAGAGGATGGGTATTAGAGTTATGCTACCTCATGTAAATATGAGTGATGTGAATTTTGAGATTCAGTCAGACGATAGAGGCGAATACATCAGATTTGGTCTTAGCAATATTAAGTTCATCTCTGGTAAGCTAGCAACAAGATTGATGGATACCCGACCGTTCAATACATATGAAGACTTGCATACGGTAGTTACGACTAAAAATAGCGGTATGAATGTTCGAATGCTCCATTCTTTGAATGCTATCGGAGGCGCAGCCTTCGATGATAATCCAAGAACCGGTAAAGAAAGAGAGAATTTCTACGAGTACTTGAATATTCCTGCGTTTGAAACAAAGAAGCTATCTCCAAAAATGACTGCGCAATTCAGAACCTTGGATGAGTTCACCGAGGGAGAAGCTTTTGTTATCGCAGGAATGGTTCGCAAGATTAAAACGGGTGAAGGATGGTCTCTGATAGAAGTCGTGGACGAGACCGGCTCGGCTGGTATGTTCCATCACGAACACACACCTATTGAGGCTGGACAGATGTATGTCATGCTAGTTTCTAACAATAGAATCGCCCGGTACATCAGCGTCAATGATTTGATTGAAGGCAGTGGTTTCGACTTCAAGGAATTCTTGGAGACTACAGAATTTCCTGATGTTCCAGAAGGAATGCTTCGTGTGGTATCATTTGTTGGAAGAACGACAAAAGCCGGTAAGAAGATGGCAGATGTTGTTTTTTCAGATAGTGAGAAGAATTTACAATCAGCCCTGGTGTTTCCAAGCATGTTTTTCAAGGCAATATCTAGTTTGAATGAAGGTGACGTCGTAGACGTTAAGCTAGACAAAACGGACGACGGAGCAGTATTCGTCCAGAACATATTATAGGAGTAACATGAGTTTGAATGAAGTAAGCCCGGAACTACTCGCTTTGATTGTTCTTGCTGCGGGCGGTAGAGTAGAAATATTTAGAAAGAACATACCACAATTGGATGGTAAGCAGATTGCTATCGTGCATAATTCGGAACGAGATTCGTTCATATTTAGTATTGAGGATTTAAATGATGACAACGGAGAATGACCTGAAGTTTGAAGAGTCTAGCCCCTGTGGCTATTCTTTCACGGACTATCAATTAGACATTGATGACTTTGCTCAGTACCCTGAAGTTGGTACCGGTTCAACAATAGCACTGTTGTACGTTGGTCTTGGTTTGGGTGAGACTGGAGAAGTTCAAGGTAAGTTAAAAAAGGTTCTTCGAGATGACGGTGGTATCGTCACTGATGAGAAGCGTACAGAAGTTGGTAAAGAATTGGGTGATGTGCTTTGGTATCTTACCCGCGTTGCAGATGAGTTAGGATTATCTCTTGAGCAAATTGCACAGGAAAATGTCGCAAAGTTACGCTCAAGACTTGAGCGTGGAGTAATTCAGGGCTCTGGCGACAATAGATAGTCACGGAAGCCGGTCTTGCTGAGACCGGCTATTCGTGCTATAATGGTGTTAAAATAGGAGAAAAATTGACACATATTGATGATATTCTAGCGAAGCTAAGTCCGGTAACGGTAGAGAAGTTTAGACTAGCTAAAGACATCAGCAAGTCTCAAATACCTACCGCATCTATTGGTATGAATATTCTGCTCGGCGGCGGTATTGGAATCGGAAAGCAAAGTACTTTCTGGGGAAATCAATCAGCAGGTAAATCAGCACTCTGGTTGCAATCGATTGCATTGAATCAGTCTCAAGGTCGCGGTTGTGCCTACATCGATGCAGAAAGAACATTCGACCTTGAATGGGCCACTCGATTAGGTGTAGATGTTGATGAATTGCTTGTTTCTCAGGTTTCATCTATTGGTGATATGACTGACATTAGCAGTGATTTCATCAAAGCCGGGGTAGAATTAATTGTCGTTGACTCCACTTCTGCTCTAATGCCTAAATCCTTTTTTGAAGAAGGAGAAATGAAGCCTTTCGAAAAGACTGGTCAGATTGGTCAATTTGCTCGTGAATTAGGACAGTCCTGCCGTATGATTCAAGGCGAGAATTATTCAGCAGCTATGGTGCATATTTCACAGGTTCGTATGGACCTGGGTAATTCCTTTATGCCAGGTATGAAGCCGTCGGGCGGTAAAGAAGCAGAACATGCTAATTCATTAACAGTTAGAATGTTTTCTTCTAAGTCTGAGAATAAGGCTATCATGGGTGAGATTGCCGTAGGTGATATTTTATTGGAGGAACAAATTGGTAGAGCAGTTACCTGGACAATCGACAAAAACAAAGTCAACGGGCATTACGGAACTGGAAATTATGATTTGTATTTCCGTGGTGATTTTGTTGGTGTTGATAAGTATGGTGAACTATTGGATTACGGGATTAAATATGGAATCGTCCAGAAGGGCGGCGCTTGGATTACGATTTATAACGAACGTTTACAAGGGCGTCCAAAATCTGTCGCGTATGTTCGAGACAATCCAGAAATAGCAGAGAAGTTGGAAGGTGAGATTTTTGCCAAATCCGTTTAAAGATTTAATTGATAAGAATAAGGTAAACAAAGAGCCTTTTGAAGAATGTGAAGGGGCGATGTCTTGTCAAACAACCGGATGCTTTGAAGTGGCTATTGAAGGTAAATATTACACAAATTTAGATTTATTGATTTGGGAATGCTCTCAAGGACATCAATCTAAGATTGAAAATTATGAAGGAAGAACCAAGTGAGCGAAGCGTCTGAAGTAAAACGTGATGGTGCTCGTGCACAACGCAACAGCGGCCGGGGTATATTGGAAAAAGGGGACGCTATTCTCGGTGAAATTTGTTATGACATTAAGGAATATAACGAATCCTTTTCGGTGTCCAGAAAAAATTGGGCTAAGATTGCAACCGATGCATTTAAATCTGGAAGAAAGATTCCAGCACTTAAATTAGTACTCGGAAGTAAAGGGTCTGATTCAAAGATTCGTCTTTGGGTTATTAATGACGATATGTTTCATGAAATGTATGAGGCTTGGGAAGAAAAGTACAGTGAAATATAGAACAAAGCCAATAGAAATTGAAGCAGTTAGATTTAACGACAATCCTTTAGATATTAAAAGGTTTGTCGGAGTTGTTGTGCGCGCTACCGGCTCTTTCCCTGGATTCAGGGTAGATGATTATGCAGCGGGTGAAATTGTTGCCGAAGTTTATGACTATTTGCACGATACTTGGGTTGGAGTTAGCCATGGTGACTTCATCATCAAAGGAATGAAAGGTGAGTTTTACCCTTGTGACTCTCAAGTATTTGAAGCTAAGTACGAACCAGCCGTTATTGCTAGAGGTCGCAGAACTGGTGGGCATATGATTCTAATCGGTGGAGTGGCTGATGGAAGATTGATTGATATTCAGTATGAAATTCCCGAATTCTATGTCGCAGGTGGATGTCGCTATCAGCGCACAAGCGAGCGGTATAGCGGTAGAGTTGTTTTCCAATACGTAAGGTGATATACTAATGAGTAGTAACCATGCAGAGCGTGAACACACGACTGATGAGAATCCATTGGTAATAACAGATGGTCTTGCAGATACGTGGGAAAAGCTTGCAAAGGAATTTGTGGATGACAAGGATTTTGGCGAATGTCTAGACCTTGTTGTTAAGATAATCGCTAAGCCTAACGTACCGCAGACACAAGTCGCGGTACTACTTGTACAACTTCAGGCTTATGCAGTTAAGTTCAGAATGATGTTTACTGGACATATGTCATATTTGAAAGGAACAACTGAAGCCAATATGAAGAAGAATCACTACAAAGAATTATATAGTGGTCTTGACAAACTTGTAGACGCTCTGAAATACTTGGTTAAGTAACGATATGGTAAAGAAATTAGTTCAAGCAAATGAACATCATGCAATAAACAAGGCTTTTGGCACCGAAGAATTTGGTACCGCCTTGGAAAAGGCTATGAAGCGTCCATCGAAGCGGACCAAGAAGACTTCGTTCGCACCGTCAGGTCTTGGTTACTCAGGGTCATGTTTCTCTGGAAACACAGAGTTCATTACAGATGAAGGTGTTAAAACTTTATCTGAAGTGGTTGACCAAGATGTTGTCGTATGGACAGGTTCAGTGAATATGAAGTCAACAAAGTATGATTTTGCTCAAACGGGAGGTTGGAAGCAAGCCAAAGTAGAATCTTTTGGAAAACAAAAGTTAATGTCTGTTGTTGTTGAAAGAGATGGTGTCGAAAGAGAGATTTTAGCAACTCCTGAACACAGGTGGATTGTCCAATCTGGTTCTTGGTCAACATCTGCTTCACGAGCAGTACCTGTGATTATTAATACAGAAAATTTATCTGAAGGCAATCTCCTGTGGCACTCGAATCCAAAAAGCAGAGTAGACTTAAACACCATGAGTCACGATGGTATTCGTGCTGGTGTTGTGTTTGGAGATGGTTCTTGTGACCAAGGCTTTGGTCAACGCAAGACAGACTCATATGTTGTTCTCTATGGGAATAAGGATTTTGAATTATTGAAGTATTTCGATGGATATTCTGTAGGCGAAGTTTATCTTCATTCTGGAGAAGATACTGATTTCATGAAGAACAATAATATCGAGTGTCGTAAGGTTTATGGCATGCCTCGCTCTTACAAATCATTGCCTCCGCTGAATGAATCAACTTCATATCTTTATGGATGGTTGGCTGGATATTTCGCCGCTGATGGTAATATTCATGATGAAGGAAGTGCTTCAATCACTTCTCACCGAAAGCAAGATATTATGGCTGTTAGAAATGTTTGTGCAATCCTGGGTATTAATACCGGCTCTATGCTTCATTCAGTTAGAAATAAACTTGGTAGAGATTATGACCAGTGGAGTATTTCTTTATCATCACAGGAACTTCCTGGAGATTTCTTTTTATTGTCTCATCACCGAGATTACCACATCTCTTTGTGCGAAAAGCCCGCGAGGTCTCCGAGAAAATGGAAAGTTGTTTCGATTACAGATACAGGAAGAACAGAAGAAGTTTTTTGCGTTGTTCAACCGGAAACTGAAAGATTTTCTTTGGTCGATGGTATTCTGACCATGAACTGTCCAAGATATTGGCACTATGCATTCAATGGTGCCGAATTCGAATATGATACAGATGCTCCTTCTATGGCCAATATGAATGCTGGTTCCGATGCAGGAGTTCGTCTAGCCAAGGTATTGGATGAGGCTGGCATTTTGGTTGATTCAGAAATTCCAGTGCAACATCAAGACCCGCCTATTGGTGGGTTTATTGACGCCATAGTCAATTGGAAGAATGAAGAAGTGGTTGTTGAAATTAAGACAACCAGAGCAGAAACATGGGAAATACGAGCCACCCAAAACACGGTGCCGGGGTATCAATTATTACAGCTCCTAATTTATATGTATGTAACAGGTAAGGACAAGGGTTTCTTCCTTACAGAGAATAAAAACTGCGTACCCACCTATTCAAGAATAATGACAGATTCTGGATGGATGAATCACGAAGATTTGGTTGAAGGAAAGACGAAAATACTTACCTTTAATCCAGATGGGAATTTCCTGGAATGGGAGACGTATAGAGATAAAGTTGTTAAGATTCCAGACACAAAAATGGTATCTATTGGAAACAAACACCAATCTTTTATTTCAACTGAAGACCATACTTGGATTGCTAAAGATTATAAGGGTGTTATGAAAGAGTACCAGGCTAAGGATTTGAAGACAAGAAGTTTGATTCCGCGAGTAGCCAGCTTGTATCATGAACCTGAAGATTCTCTTGATGAAAAGGTTTCTGAAGTTATTGGATGGATTGCATCTGATGGATGCATTACAACTGATAAAGACGGAAGAAAGTATTATCAGATTTATCAGGAAAAGTTAATCGGTCAAGAAGCATTGGAATCTTTATTGGATGAAAGTGAAAGAACTATCATTACTCGTGGAGGCAGAAAGATTGGCTATAGGTTGAAAACGAAGACTGCGTTGGTAGAAGAACTTCGTAGGGTGTATTCAAGCAAGAAGATTTCTGCAACGCTGCCCTACAAAATGAATCATCAGTCACGCTTGGCCTATATTCGTGGTCTTATAGGTGGGGATGGTTCGTGGGCTATTGCCGGAAGAAAAGAATCTTTTGGTCAACTAGACAATGCTGTAAAGGAAAGTTTTCAGATTGCTCATTATTTGAATGGTGTTGTAACAAATATTAACGAAGGCAAAGTGTCTTGCTATTCAGGAATGAGAACAGCATTTAATGCTGGGTTGGTGATTGACTCTGACTACGAAGGAGATGTTTGGTGTCCAACAACAAATAATGGATATTGGGTTATGGAACAAAATGGAAAGCCAACCATCACGGGAAATACACACGAAATATTCATCCTACCTATTAAGATGACTGATGAGCGTAAAAAGTTTGTAGATGACACGTTGGAATGGATGCGAGCAGTAAAGCTGAATGCTGATGAAGGCAAATTGCCAACGAGACCGTTTATAAAGTCCAGTGTACAGTGCAAGGGATGCCCGGTACGTAATACATGTTGGGAAGGGCTTGCAAGAAGCAATAGTAAGAATGACCCAAATCCGGGTACGGTAAACTTACCTCCTTTGGAGATACCTAAGTGAACCACCCCGAGAGGATAAGAGAAGCTGTCTCTAGAGGATACATCATTACAGATGATGGCATGATTGTTAATCCTAACGGAAAGAAGTTATCTGGATATCATAAAAATAAATATGGAGTTTCTCAAGAAACCATTAGAGGGGGTGTGAATATGGAAAACACTCCCGCGATAACTTGTGCAAGAACAGACTGCGAAATTGTATTCCAGCGAAATACTCACAACATGAAATACTGTTCTGCTGAGTGCTGTCGAATCGCGACCAACCGAAGAATCATGGAAAAGTACTACGCCAGACGCGACCAACGTAATGGAATGACTAGATATTGCAGAACATGCCAGACAACGAAATTGTCTCGTTACAACGATGGTGTTGATTGCAATAGCTGCGCCACTAAGCAACAGATTCAAACCAATAGGTCTGTTATAAACATGATGCTAGCCGTTAATTGGCAATAATCTTTATTGTGCATAATATGTTACATTATGATAACATATACATATGGGAATAGGAACATTGACTAAAGTAAAGGCACGGAGAGTTGATTCAGTGTTGGGTGTTGATGCATCAACCAACTCGTTTGCGTATTGTTGGTATGGTGCGGATGGTCCTATCGAATGGGGAGAGATTAAATTCACTGGGAAGACTGTATGGGAGCGATTAGCTCATGGGCAAGCAGAAGTTGCTGCCCTAAGAGGAAAATTTGATTTTGACCTGATTGTATTTGAATCTGCTATATTTGTTCAAAACAAAAAGACTGTGGTCTTATTGGCATATTCTTTTGGTGCCCTTATCGCGTCTATTATGCAAGATGGAAAATCTGTTGAAGAAGTGCCGCCTGTGACTTGGCAAAACTTTATTTCGAATAAAACCCTCACAAAAGTAGAGAAAGAACAAATTAAGATAGACTTCCCAGGCAAGTCGGCATCCTGGTACTCTAACAAAAGCAGGGAAATAAGAAAGCAAAGAACTATGAATTGGGTTAAAGTAAATTATGATATTAATACTGAATCTAATAATATTTCAGATGCAATTGCTATAGCTTATTATGGATTGGAAAAATATGGCACGACCAAGGAATAGAGCAAAATCAAACCAAACAATGGATGAATTCTTGGAATGGATTGGAAATGTTCATGCCCGCTTATTATAAATCTAAGAAATGGCTCACCCGTAAATACATCACAGAAAGATTGACAGAAACGAAAATCGCTGAAATTTGTGGTACAACACAGGTTACAATTAATAAATGGCTGAGAAAGTTTAATTTAAAACGATGAAATATAATATTATCAGTATTAGTGACAAAAGAATGTCATACAAACAGAACATCAGAAATCATGTCGGCCTAGATGAGCAATTTGTTGTGTCTGTTGATGGTGCACACTGCAAAGATATCAGACAGATACTTGCCGAGTTAGGATTAGCAATCACATCTCCGGACCGGTTACAACTGGGAGAAATCGGGGTATGGATGTCCAACTTTCTAAATTGGGAAAAAGTATCTCAAATGAATGAACCATTGGTAGTATTTGAAGATGACGCAATCATTGATGAACAATTTAGTGTGCATATGAATACCATAATACCGCAGCTTCCAGTCGACTGGGATTTTATAGCTCTTTGGGTACCAGACAATCAGCGTATCGACTATAGATATAATCTGAGCTATAACAGTTATGGTGACCCAGAGATTTACGGCACTCGTCCCGATGGGTTTCCGAGTTACTTTGATTGTAATATTGATGACCTCGCTAAAGTTTATCAGGGATATGGCATGGTTGCAATGATGTATAGTCCAGCGGGCGGTACGAAGCTAGTCCAATTAGCCAAGAAGCATGGATTACGTAATCCAGTAGATTGTTTTATTTATCAAGAGGCGCATAAGGGAGCATTAAACGGATATGCTCCTAAGCCAGATAAGGTTTTCGTAGACTACGACTGGCCGAAGACCCAAATACACAATACGGAGAAAATAAGTTTATGAAGGTTTTAGTAACTGGAGGCCAAGGATTCATTGGTCAATATGTCGTTGAGGAATTAATTAAGCAGGGATACACACCGATTGTTTTTGATTCCTATGATAAGGGAGTTCGTCCTGATGGAGCAGAATTCTTTCTTGGAGATATTGTAGATGATGTTAGGGTTACAGAAGCATTCGCTCACGCCGATAATTTTATTCATTTGGCAGGTGTATTGGGGACGCAAGAGACTATAAAAAATCCCAATCCAGCAGCGCACACTAACATTCTTGGTGGGCTGAATGTATTCAAGGCTGCTGCACAGTACAACGTTCCTGGCGTTAATATTGCTGTGGGAAATCATTGGATGAATAATACATATTCCATTACAAAGTCCACAATGGAGCGGTTCGTAAAGATGTTCAATAAGGAGTCAGGCACCAAGATTAATGTGGTCCGGCCTACCAACTGTTTTGGACCTCGCCAAGTGTCTTATCCACCATATGGTCCATCAAAGGTCAAAAAGATTGCGCCAGCGTTTGTCAATGCTGCAATCAGAAATTTGCCCATTGGAATTTATGGTGATGGAACGCAGGTTTCTGATATGATTTATGTTGAGGATGTTGCTCGCGTGTTGGTTGCCGCCATGAAACATGCTGACCAAGGCAAGGTTTATGAAAATGCATTCGAGGTTGGGTATGGCGAACCAATCACTGTCAATGAAGTTGCTAAAACTGTAATTAGGGTTGCCAACTCTAGCTCTGTTTTGGAGCATTGGCCAATGCGTCCCGGAGAGGAAGAGCATGGAGTGGTTCTTGCTGACCCGAGCGCCCTTAAGTCACTTGGTATTTCCAAAGAATCATTCGTATCTCTGGAGGATGGAATGAAAAAGACCATTGAATACTACAGGAAATTCTTGTGATTAGAAACAAAAAAGTAGTAGTCTTCACACCATGGGGCAGAGAATTAACTGCAAGCATTCTTTATAAATATCTGGCTCGCGATAAGATTGCTGGTGTTATAGATGAATGGCACCTATGGATAAATACAGACTCAAATCAAGAATCAGATAGGCAATATGGATATGACCTAGAGAAAAAGCATGACTGGATTAAAACGTTCGAAAGGCCGGTAGGAGAAGTATTGTTTCCTAAACAAATGAATACCGGTCGTTTTTATCAGTATACTCAAGAATCAGACACTATCTATGTAAGAATGGATGACGATATTGTTTGGATTGAAAAGAATGCCATTCAAAGATTAGTAGAGCAGAGAATAGACAATCCTTTTCCATTTGTTGTATTTCCAATTATTTGGAATAATGCAGTATGTTCATATTATCTACAACAGGGGCAACAGATGCCATCTTGGTGGGGCTTCGTTGGTAATCATTGTATGGACCCGGTAGGTTGGGCGGATGCTCATTTTGCTGAGAATATTCATAATCATTTATTAAAGATGATTAAAACTGAACAAGTTGATAAATTATTCATGCACCATAGCATTCAATTAGCTGTTGGTCAGCAATTCAGCGTGTCTTGCTTTGCTCAGTTTGGTAGCGAGTATAAGAAGGTCGAGGGGCAACTGGGTGGAGAAGAAGAAGGTTGGCACACAATTAATAAGCCCTACGAACTGCAAAGGCCAAATATAATTGTTCCGAATAGCTTAATCAGTCATTTTTCATTTTATCATCAGAGGGATTATCTGTTAAGTGAAACAAATATATTGGATAAATACAGGGAGTTAGCAAATGACAATAATTCATAGAATTTGGTTAGGCAGCAAGATGCCTGAGAGGTATATTGAATATGGTAAGCAGTGGGAAGAATTAAATCCTGGTTACGAGCTATACGATTGGCTGGAAGATGAAATTTATGACACTCGCTGGGAGAACCAGGCGGTATTAGATGAGATGTACAAGCAGTCCCGCCTTCCAAATGCAGATATGGTTGCATTTTATACTCATGTCGCAGATGTAGTAGATTATGAATTACTTTACAACAATGGTGGGTTTTACTTCAATACAGATATGAAGCCATTGAAGTCCTTGGACACATTGGAATTTGATAAAGACCAGCCCGCTTTGGCAATGGAAGACGATATCCATCCAGTTAATATGACAATGTATTCGCCACCAGGGCATCCGTTTTTCAAGAAAGTAATTGAGTTGTTACCAAAACGTTACTTTGAGATGCCGGGGGCTTTCATGAACGCAACAACTGGTGTACAGTTGTTAGAGCATGCAATTCGTGAATACGGACCAGTACAGACATTCCATCGAAATGTTTTCAATCCGCTTCATTGGTCTGATGTCGAAGCTGGTACGGAAGTAAATATTGACCGGGAATATCCAGAAGAAACAGTAGCCGTACACGAGTGGCTACATCGAACCAATCAAAGAGGACAGAGGGTGTTAGAATGCTAATAGGACTTAGTGGTTACGCTCGCGCAGGAAAGAATGAAGTAGCTAAGATTTTGATTGAAGAATTTGGATTTGAGGAGGTGGCATTTGCAGATAAGCTTCGTGAATGTCTTTATGCCTTGAATCCAATTGTAGATAAATATAATACCACTCAATATCTTCAAGAAGTTATTGATACATTTGGATGGGATGGATATAAAGAAACAATATACAAGGATGAGATTCGAAGACTACTGCAAAATCTGGGTACTGAAGTAGGTAGAGAAATCTTAGGTGAGAATATTTGGGTAGATTCGACCCTCAACTTTACCGGTCCGAATGTCGTAGTTACAGACGTTAGATTCCCAAATGAAGCATTTGCTATTAAGTTACGTGAAGGTATGATATATCGAGTTGAGCGTCCAGGCGTTGTTCCAATCAATAATCACATTTCAGAGACCGCGCTGGATGCCTGGAAATTTGATGAATATATTGATAATCACAGAGATTTGGATTATCTTCGCGCAGTTTTAATCTCATGGTTCGAAGGTCTCGGTCTAGAAAGGATTAAGTAATGCGTATAGGTGTCGACCTAGATGGTTGCAATTTGATGTTTCAGGTTGGAGTTAATATGTATCTTAGGCTCAAAGGCCATGACTTAAAATGCGACATCTACAATTACAACTTCTGGCGAGACTGGGGATGGTCAGATGAGAAGTGGATGGAGTTTTGGAAAGAAGGTGTCGAGGCAGGTGTCATTTTCAATAATGCTCCGTTCGTCGGCGCGGTAGAAGCATTGAACAATCTACATGATGCTGGTCACGAAATTCACATTATCACGCATAGAGGATTTGCCGACCGACCAGGACTAGCTGAACAGCTTACCGAGAAGTGGCTGGACACGCGAGGGTATAGATATCATTCTCTAACATTCTCAGAAGATAAGACTGTCGTCAAGACAGATGTCTTCGTAGAAGATAACCTTAAGAACTATGAAGCACTAAACGCAGTTGGTACAAAAGCATTTCTGATTACCAGACCATGGAATGAAGGCGTTAAAGTTGAACGCAGAGTAAGAAGCATTGGCGAATTCTCACGCAGAGTACTCGCTATGCCTAAATGATTGAAAACGTGGTATACTGAATTATGCCAAACTATGATTATGACTGTAGAGAATGTGAAGTACAGTTCGAACACAACGTCCCAATTGACGACCGTGACAATCAGAACTGCACAAAATGTGGAAACAAGCTTACTAGAGAACTAAACTTTAGAGGTCTTGTTTGGAGTCCCACCCGCAACGGAGGGCATTCTCTATGACCGATTTAGTATTAGCAGACGCGCCACACTTCCAGGATATGGAACGTGTGGCTACTCTGCGTATGCAAGGCAATACACCAACTGTCATCGCCAAGGCGACAGGTATTCAGAGAAAAAGAGTCGTTGAATTACTAGAAGAGTTCAATCAAACAGTAACCGTCTCGAAAGTCGGTACTGATAGAGCATTAGAAGCACTCAACAACATGGACATTCATTATGATGATTTGATTAAAAAGTCATATGAGACATTGGAACAAATTGAAAATGATTTAACTGCTAACGGAACTACTTCTCAAAAGGTACAACAAAAGCTTAATGCAATTAAGCTAGTTGCTGAGTTAGAGAAGAACCGTTTGGATGCTTTGCAAAAAGCTGGTCTTCTAGACGCCGCCGATATGGGTGACCAGGTTGCTGAAATGGAAGAAAAGCAGCACATTTTGATTGAGATTTTAAGAAACGACCTATGTCCTGATTGCAGGAAAAACGTTGGTCATAAGTTAAGCAAGGTAACCGAAACGGTTGAAGCGGTAGTTGTATACAATGACTGAGTTTCTAGACTTTTTTAATGCTTTGTCAGAGGATGAATGGGATGAGGTGCCGGTAGATATTGAAGAATTTGTAACCTCTGATAGATTCCTTAATATTAGAAGACTATCTAAGCATCAGTACTCTCTGGTAAAGGCTATGTCTCAAATCTATAGAGAAGACACCTTGGTATCTCTGTATGGTGAAGAGGAAGGTCATAAGCGATTTAAGCAAACATGCAACGAAGTTGTTATGCAGTTAGGCAAGGGAAATTTTTCTCCAAAACAAAAATTCTACTCAGTTGATAAGGGTTATGTAGATTCTTATGCTTTGGGTAAAGATGGTTGGATGTGTGACTCTCGTGATGAGGTCCAGCCTGCCTATCCCTTTTTTGATGAAGGGGCAGATGAGATTTATCGAGTTACAACAAAACATGGATATTCTTTTGATTGTGGGCCAAATCATAAAACTCCGACATGGAAAAATACAAAACACACTAAGGCATATTCTCTTAAGAAGCAGTCACAAGATGTTGCTGCTACTCAATTAGAAAAGGGAGACTTGATTGAACTTAAGGTCGGTTGGAGTGAGCAAGAAACTCCATACGAGATAACTTCTGATGAGGCACGATTAATTGGATATATGATTGGAGACGGTAGCTGGGCTAAAAGGGGAAAATCAGGGTATAAAAATCCAATGTTTACAAATAATACTCCTGAAGTGCAATCTGATATAGTCAGAATTGTAGAATCATTGGGAGGTAATGTTGCGTATCTAACCTCTGGTAAAGGATGCTGGCAAATCAGAATCAATGCCATGATGTCATGGTTTATAAAGCATGGTTTAATTCAAGAATATAATATTCAAAAGCAATGGAATGACCAATGGCTATCTATGACTAACGATAATATGCATGAATTAATTAAAGGTGTTATTGCTACTGATGGCTGGATTTCATTCACTGCTCCGGGTAAGAAAATAGGAAATGGCACAACAAAATTAACTCAAGCTCAAATTGGTATTGAAATGACTTCCGAGTCATGCATTAAAGGCATACATCTTGCATTGCTTAAAACTGGATATATTAGTAAATTTAAGAAACATAGACAAGAACGTAGTGATGGTAAACATAATGCAAACTATAGGGTTTGTATTACTGACACATCCATTGCTAAATTTCTTATAAAGAATATCAAGGATATTCCCGGCAAGAATGATAAAGTTGAACGTCTTCTAAATATTGATGTTAAAGGAATGTATCCAAATAACCGTTTTGATAGAATTGAAAGTGTGGAATATATAGGCTTTGAAGAGAACACGGTGTGTACAACTGTGGCCGTTGAGGGTGTCCTGAATGCTGGTGGTATTATTACAAATAACTCTGGTAAAGACTTCACCTCTACCATCGCTGTGGCGTATATTGTTTATCTATTGCTTTGCCTTAAAGACCCGGCTCGATATTATGGAAATGAGACCGGAGACACTATTGACATTTTGAATATTGCTATTAACGCCGACCAGGCGTTCCGAGTTTTCTTTAAGAACTTTAAGACTAAGATTGAGAATTGTCCATGGTTCGCTGGTAAATATGACCCCAAGGCAAATTATATCGAATTCGATAAGAACGTAACCGTTTATTCTGGTCACTCTGAACGAGAGGCGTTCGAAGGATATAACACATTAGTTGTTATCTTGGACGAGATTTCTGGATTTGCCATGCCAAGCGAAGGCATGACCGATGACGAAGAAGCAATGAAAAAGACAGCCCCAGGTATTTATAAGATGTATAGGGGTTCGATTACATCTAGGTTCCCTGATTTTGGTAAACTAGTATTGCTTTCATTCCCTCGTTACAAGGATGACTTTATTCAGCAGCGTTACAACGCACAAATTGCTGAGAAAGAAGTTATTACTAGGACAGAGCGTCTTTACCTAGACCCTGACCTTGGAGAAATCGAAGGTAATTATGTTGATGTATCTTGGGAAGAAGACCATATCCTTAGATACAGTCATCGTAAGACATTTGCCCTGCGTCGTCCGTCTTGGGAAGTTAATCCAAATAGAAAGATTCAAGACTATACAAGAGACTTCGCAGATGACCCTGGAGACGCATTGGGTCGTTTTGCGTGTATGCCATCCAACTTGTCTGACGGATTCTTTAAGAACAAGCAAGCAATCGAAGATGCATTCATTTTACAAAATGGTGTAGACGAAGATGGAATCTTCTTGGATAAGTTTCAGCCAAAAGAAGGCGTGAGATATTTTATTCACGTTGACCTTGCACAAAAGCATGACCATTGTGCTGTAGCTATTGCTCACGTGGAAAAGTGGGTAGAGATTAGTATCGGTTCAGATTTCTATAAAGAAATTCATCCGTTCGTAGTCGTAGACGCAGTTAGATGGTGGACACCTACTAAATCTAAATCTGTTGACTTTGCTGACGTTAGAGACTACATCATTGCTCTTCGTAGGCGAGGTTTCGATATTAAATTAACTACCTTCGACCGATGGAACTGCGTAAAGGGTAATGCTATTGTGTCCACACCGTCCGGCCCGGTAAGAATGAGGGATATTCAGGTTGGTGATGAAGTAAGTACCAGACATGGAATAGCAAAGGTAGAAGCCAAAATAGATTCCGGTATTCAGGAGGTATTCAGGGTAACTACGAGGTTGGGGTATGAGTTTGAGGCAACGGTAAATCATAGAGTGTTAACGAAGAGGGGCTGGGTAACTATGGGAGAACTGACAATTGAAGACGAAATGCTCCTTGACAATACTCACGAGTGGTCCGGGGTAGACACCATTACCGAGAGCCAAGCTTATGCTTTGGGTGGCTTGATTGCAGACGGCTGGATTAATGATAGGAAAAATCAGCAAATCAACTTTACCACTGCTGATGAGCAGTTCCGAATCAGAATGCATGATGCAATGGTTGATGGGTGGGGATTCAAGAATACGGTACAACGAAAGATTCAAGACAAGACCGTTGGCTCAAAGGTTGACACTTACTCTTACACTTATTGGGACAAAGACATGATTGAAAGAATGAGAATCGCTGGGCTGACTCCAGCCAAGTCTGCAAATAAAACAGTACCTCATTCTGTACTGAATGGTTCAGCCTCAATCCGTGCGGCCTTTATGGCCGGGTATATTGATGGAGATGGTGGTATCCAGACTTATATTGATAAGTCAGGTCAGACGCGGTACCGCCTGACTGTTGATACTATAAGTGAAGAACTTGTCAAGGAGTTGGTATGGATTTCTCTATCGCTTGAACTAGAACCAACGAGGTTGCGTCAGAAGCGTCACTCTCCCGAAAGAGAGGTTCACAGATTGACTTTCGAAGGTAAAAAAGCGGAAAGGGTTCTAGCCATTATCAAGCCCTCTATTGATAGAAAGAACACATTGAGTCTTGTGGAGAGTCGAGAATACAAAGAAAGATGGGTCTTTGACAATGGTCAAATGTGGGTGAAAATCAAAAATATCCAGTCCATTGGAAACGAACAAACTTTCGACATTAGCGTGCCAGAATACGAAGAGTTTATTGCTGACGGATTTGTGACCCATAATAGTCACGACACTATGAATATTCTAGAAAATGAGCACGGTATCAAAACAGATGTTTTGTCAGTAGCATTAAAGCATTATGACGACTTCTTGTCTGTTATGTATGACCATCGCCTAGCTGGACCGAAGGTCCAGCTACTTGTTGATGAACTTGGACAGCTTAAGCTTGTTAAGAAAAAAGTTGACCACCCTCGAAAAGGATGTTTCGTAGGAGAGACTAGAATTCCTCTATTAGATGGAACAAGGCCAATGATTTCAGAGTTAGCCGGTTCTGAGGTGTGGGTTTACTCCTCAACCCCTGATGGAAGAATTGTTCCAGGCAGGGCGCGAGGGCGTCTAAGTAAATACACTAATGAATTTGTTGATGTAATTCTGGACAACGGTTCTGTTACTCGTTGTACGCCTGACCACCGATGGATGCTTAGAAATGGAGAGTACAAAGATGCCAAGGATTTGAGACCGGGAATTGATAGGTTGATGCCAATCAATTCTCAAGCTGGTGACAATCACAAAATTCGCACAGTAGTTCCGGTTCATTTGGCGATTGATGTTCCTGTTTATGACCTTGAGGTTGAGGAATATGAGAACTTTGCCATTTCAGGCGGGGTGTTTGTTCACAACAGCAAGGATTTATCCGATGCAGTGTGTGGTGCCATCTTCAACGCTGTGTCGTTGACTCCTAAGCCAGTGAACATGGAAGTTGAAGTTTTGACGTATGCAGACTTGAGACGTAAGATGCGTCAAGAAGAGGCTGAAAAGGTTGAGCAGCAAAGACCAGGCAAAGTAATTACTCCTCCTAAACGTAAAATGCCTTCTGAATTAGCTGATTACCTACAACGAGCAACTATTATCTGAGTCTTGACTGAGACTGGCCGGTATGGTAAGATAGTGTCAGTAAATTACAGAAAGGAGAAGTACATGACATTAACTAGAAAGCTTAGCGAACTAGAGTCTAATCAACTAGAGTGTAATAGGCTAGCCCGTGGTGAGCGTATTGCCGTTATGCGTGCTCGTGATGGTGATAATTGTATGCATCCTGACTGTGGTAAATTATTGGACTTCGATATTAAGCAGGGTCCATGGGAAGTTACTGAAGACCATCACTATCCACAATCCAAGGCATATGAAGCTGGTTGGACATATGAACAAGTTTGGGATTTGAATAATCTTAGGCTTTTTCATAAAAAGTGTAATGCAGCTAAAGGCAACTTGATTCCAAATGAAGATGGTACGCTTCCAGCTAAGTCAGTTAGAACTTTTAGATACCGTCGTGACACCAGAGCACAGCGACCAGAGATTTGCACCGCTTGTACTGCTGGTAGGGATTTGGGGCCTGACGAAATTTGTGCTGCATGTGGTAGCGGCCCTCAGCCATTAAGATGGCCTCGTTGGGCAAAGGTTGCAAGCAAGGATTGTTTGCACGACGGCACCTTTTGGTGCTGGGCTTGTGGTTCTGGTGTGGTTCCTATGCGGCCAGCTATCGAGACAATCCTATTGGGCGGCGAAGGTGGAGATACAGACTAAGGTAGACACGACGGATTAAAATACATATAAAGAATGTGATAAGTACCGTCGTGCTCTTTATTATATAAATATACAAAAAGAAAAATAGTACACTGGAGAGAATGAGATGGTTATTAGAAAACATCCAAAATTTCAAAGAATTCAAGAATCTCTAAAGCATAGTCTCTGTGGTCATGCACGTTGTTACGCTTGGTCGGTATGTCAATTTAGGAGGAATCATGTGTCGCAACTCCTCATTAATGAATAACTATAAAGCAACGTTTATCTGTATTGAACATAGGCACGTGGCTCAATTTCAAGATTGGATTGAGCCACGTTGTCCAATTGATAGAGAAAAGTTAATCATGGTTGGATTCGATTTCAAGGCACCACGGAAAAGAGATGATGCTGGATGGCACGCGGTCAAGCAATTTTTGCAGTCAGGTGGCTCATACAATACTTGCGGTTGTTCACGTATAGTTCCAATTCCGACTACCCCCGCAGGTTTCCGGCAAGAGGTCGTCATGAATCGGTCGGTACCCAGAAAACCGAGGAAGCGTAAATGAGGAAGAAAATACTGACAGTCACAGTTCATGACTGTGAAGTTCAGACCTTTCGTTCAGGTGGTAAAGGTGGACAAAATCAAGATAAACGCGACACTGGAGTTAGAATCATTCACCCACCATCTGGTGCAGTAGGTGAGAGCCGTGAAGAAAGAAGTCAACTTCAGAATAAGAAGAAGGCTTGGAAGAAAATGGCTACTTCTGTGAAGTTTAAGCTATGGGTAAATCAAATGTCGAATCAAGACACTTTGGTCCAAGTCGCGGTAGAACAAGAAATGATTCCACCTAAGCTAAGAGTAGAGTATCTAATAGATGGTGAGTGGGTAATTCAATGACATATACTGCACATAGAAACCACAGATTTCAATATGCTCACGAAGTAATTGAATTCATTGAGGCCGGTCAATGCTTTGATTGTGTATTTAGAAATGATGACCCGGAGATGCCAATGTTTCATGAAATTGCTGGTTCTATCGTCACAGAAATGCCGGTAGAGGAATTAGAAGATGTTGGTAATGATGGAATAGTTTGTACTAAGTATAGACAAGGTGACTCAACCCCATCACAAGTGCTTGGACAATTGGAGTTATTCGATGTTTGAAATAGTAGAGGAACAGATGGGTAAGGAAAACATTCCTATCTATACCGCCAAATGGTTATGGTCTGCGAAATTAATGGCAAGAGCACTTAATTTCAATAGAGATGATTTTGAAAAGAAGGCGGGTATCAGCTATTCTGTTTGGGGTATAACAACCAAAACAAGAATCTGGGGTAAGTAATGTCACTGTTTTCGAGATACGATAAAACCAAAAGACCATGGGTGCGCACAAGTGGAATGTATGGACACTTTCCAACATTCTATAAGTGCAGAGGGCGAGATGAAGACTTCGGTGAAGGTTATGATGGACGCTATTGTTCGAAGCCAACTCGACATATCAATGATGTAGGATATTTAAAGTTAATTACCAAGCGTAAAACATACACTTGGTGGTATATGGGCAACCCATATAGAGATAAGAGATTTGAGAAGGGAGCCGGTACAGATGGAAGAGTATCATAAGATAAATAGTATTTTTAAGCGTGACTTAGACGCACCAAATAAGCCAATGATTCGTGGTAACTGGACTACTCCTGAGCTAGAATATTTAGCACTCAATCAATGGGAGTTCACTGAAAAAGTAGACGGTACTAATATTCGTGTTGATTTTGCTGGTCTTGGCCTTGGTGTTGAATTTGGTGGGCGCACGGGTAATGCCTTGATACCAACTAAACTTCTAAAGCATTTGCAGGAAAAGTTTCAGCCAGAGAATTTCTACGAGGCCGAACTCCCGGCTCTAACACTTTATGGCGAGGGGTATGGTCCGGGTATTCAAAAAGGTGGTGTCTATAGAGAAGACCAAGCTTTTGTTCTATTTGATGTCAGAATTGATGAATGGTGGCTTGAGCGTAATAATGTTGAAGACATTGCTAATAAGTTAGATATTGATTATGTACCGCAGATTGGTCGCGGTACATTGTATGACGCAATTGATATCGTTGAATCCGGCCTAAAGTCCGAATGGGGTAACTTTGAGGCTGAAGGTATTGTAGCTCGTTCAGAGGTACAACTATTTAATCGTAAAGGCGAACGTATTATAACCAAAATAAAAAGAAGGGATTTCAAGTGAGTAAATTAGACCCAGATTGGCCGGTATTCGAATTTAAACCTTATGAAGAAGAAGAAAATACATCATATCTTGCGGTTTATGAAGGTGAAGACCGCACAGACCGCGATGGTAGAAAATATGAATATGTTGGTCATTTTCTAGAAAATGATGCTTTCTACCAAGGCTTAAATATGATTACTATCATCAAGCGTAAGAGTGACGGTAAATTATTTGGATATTCCTGGTGGGATGACATCTCAAAGAATGGTGATTCTTATATTGAGTCCAATGGTGATGAATATTTTGACCAAGATTGGGTCAATGAGGAATCCTGGATTGACCGGTATGTATTTACACCTGTTGAAGAATATCCAATCAAAGCTTTTAAACATAAGGCCCAAGGATGATTGTATATATCAGTATTGATAATAGTGATGATAAGCTATCACAGAAGAAGTGGTCTAATTTTTGGAAGGTAATCGACCAATTAGTGCGTACTGGTGTAGATGAGATACATGGGTGCTGGCTTAGTGAGCCAAGTAGTGAATTTCAAAACGCATGTTGGTGTGTTGAATTTAACTCGCACCGAGCCGGTATATTGAAGAACATGTTATCTACTTATGCAAGACAATACAATCAAGATAGTATTGCTTGGGCAGAAGCTGAAAATACGGAGTTTATCTAGAATATTGAAGTTGACATCGCTTGAGTGATGTGCTAAGATATAAAAGTACGGAAAAGGTTCAGGGTCGGAAGACAGCAGGCCACCGTGCTTTGGTTTCATCGGTGTAATTAGCACATCCTTCCATTTGGCTGGGTGGTGACGATATGAAAACCGTTATGAGACCTCCTTGCTTGTTGGGGGAATTGGTAGACCCACTTGGCTCTGACCCAAGGTTTTCTAGGTTCGAATCCTAGGCGAGCAGCATGTGGAAAGGTACGCTTTCACCTTATGTCAGAAAGGCTGACATAGCCAAATCTACGACTCATACGAGTCGTCCTGAATTTGAAGTGACAGAAGTTGTTGACGGATTTGCTCGTGTCGTTGTATACTTCAACCACGAGTGTAACCACAATGGAAAACATTCCACCCCTCCGTCCAATTCAACTGGGTATGAATATGAAATTGAAGTACCCGGTGATATGGATGAAACAGACATTAAAAATAATTTAGAATCACAATTAGGTAACGATTATTCTACGTCAGATTTGATTGACTTGCTTGAAGGGTCTTGACAATGCCAACAGCAGATGCTAATATAGACGTAGTAATGGTTCTTGGTGAGAATCTGATTTCCGGGGTATGGACAGAAGAATACCAAGAGATTATGGAAGATATGAATCTTGACATGATGCATGAAGATGTGATAGAGTAGTAAATGTGGTCGAAAGACCTATATCCGACAGCGTAGGTTGAGTCGCAGAGCCTCCAAAACTCTAGCGTGAGAGTTCGAATCTCTCGTCGGGTGCAAAGACGAAGGTAGCACCTTCGTCTGAGAGTGGCAGAAATGCGAGTGTCGGAGACGTAGCTCGTAATGCACGTTCGGCAGAAGTACCCTAGTTAGGCTAATGCGGTGAGACTAGGAGGCAAGTTTAGCGACTTGTTGAATCTGTGCTTAGCGGCAAACGAATGGTCGTGGGGTAATCTTACATGCTAAGGTCTCCCCCCGCGTGAAGGTAGCACCCTTCCTCTCACTTTATTCTTAGTAGATGAGAAAAGTTAATAGTCTGACGGTACCGTGTAGCCGACGAGGTAGCCAATCCTTGGAATCAGATTCTACTTTGTGACTTGTGAGTTCAGAGCAGATTAATCGCCAACGTAGATGATTTATTCTAAATTTATCAATAGCGTAGGTTGCTCACAACAGTGGATGGAGCGGTGAAAGCCGTTAAGACGTTAGCCACTATAAAAATAAACGGTTTCGGGTACGAGGAAGACGGTAATCCGTCTGTTTTGGGAACAGAAGAAACCCAGTTCGACCCTGGGGTACCCGACTTGAGGTAATATGGAATTGTGGGTGTAGGGCAGCCTGCTTGTTTTGGATACAAGAGCGCGTCGGTTCGAATCCCACCATCCGCACTGTTTTAGGAAATGGTTTCTCAAACCAACCCAATGGGAGAGTAGCTCAGTCTGGTTGGAGCAATCGTCTGATACGCGAAAGGGCGTCGGTTCGAATCCGACCTTTCCCACTTGGTCTAAAAACCAACAAGCTTGATGGGCCGAAGGATTTTCGGTTATCTCACATATAAATGGTATATAAACGGCAGAAGGTTCGAGTCCTTTATAGTCCCACGGGAAGCCGGGACAATCTCCGAAACCATAACATGTCCATCATAACGTAGGTATTGTATTGCGGTTCGAAACGTGGTATGATATAACAGGGTAACCGGGACAGCCCTTTATAATGTCCCACCAAATTTGGCCTGTGATGGAGATTATATATAATGATACTATATTACTATGGATGAAGAGAAACGTAAAGTGTCCCAAGCAAAGTATAGACAAAATAATAGGCAAAAGCAACGAGACTATTTGAAAGTTCGAAGATTGTCTGTTAAGATGGATGTGCTTAACCATTATGGTAATAAATGTTCTGAATGATGAAATGGTTCCGTAGTGTACCGGTGCGCACGTCACCCTGTCAAGGTGTTAGAGCGAGTTCAACTCTCGTCGGGGCCGCCGTTAGAGATACCATAAGTTTGAGGGTCGAATGAATTCGATTATCTTATGTCAAAAGAGAGATGTGGGTTCGAATCCCACTGGACTTCGGTCTGTAGCTTAATGGAAGAGCGTTAAAAACTCGATTTCTATAACATATCCTCAATAATAACAATTCGATAACAATTAAATATCTTGGGCGTGTAGTCTCAGAGGAAGAGCGCTTCGTTTACACCGAAGAGGTCGGGATTTCGAAATTCCCCACGCCCACCAACCGGGTCGAATGAGTACGTTTATCTTTCAAACAAATAAACACGTTCTCAATCAACATATCTGGTCATGGAAGCGCAAGCCGAATTTTGGACGACGGCACTCGCCTTGAAAGCGAGCGAGGCTTATGGCCCTTGGGGGTTCGAAACCACCCCGCTTCCGCTGGCACTGTAAAAAGTGCACAGGACTCGATACGAATAAGTGATAACCTCACTCTACGGTATCGGGTCTTTAGTTTTGGTTTTAGGATATAATCCTTGATATAATCCAAATATGAAGATTTGTATTGAGTGTAATAAAGAGAAGCCAGAATCTGAATTCGCTACCAAGCGAGGTAAGTTGACTGGCAAGTGCAAAGTGTGTCACAATGCTTATCAGCGAGAGTACTACTCAAAGGGTAGCAATCGCCAGAAGCAACGTGATAGAGTCAGTGCTTACAAGGCAACAGGTAAGCACAAGGCCCAGAAGTACAACATACCTCTTGAGCAGGTTCAAGAAGCGTTGAGTGGTCTATGCTACTCATGTGAACTTAGACCTGCAATTGTAATCGACCATAACCATAAGACTGGATTGTTTCGTGGTGGTCTTTGTGGGAATTGCAATGTTGGAATTGGGATGCTTGGTGATAACATCGAGGGTCTTGAGAAAGCATTGGCATATCTCAAGCGCGCCGGTAGCACAAAGGTAAGTGTCCCTGTCTTATATACAGGTTGATGTCGGTTCGACCCCGACCTGGCGCACGTGAACAAAGAAAATTTAGAAGTTGCCCTGGGATTCGCATTCGTCGAGGCGTTCGCAAGAGGCGACGGGTATTGGACTCATGAGAGAACCAATCAACTTCAGGAAGATATAAGAAACGTAATTCATGCCAGTCTGGATGAATAGTTAGCTCACCTATCTAATGCTCATATAGCGAATGAGCCGAAAGGGAAATATTATGTCAAACGCATTAACACGTACCGCCGCTACTCAGCGTAACCGTAAGGGTTCTACACCACAGAGCGAGCGCACACCAGGCAGGACTGACGAAGTCTTAAACAGTGCCGGTGGGTTTGTGTTCAAGGTATCAGATAAGGACAGGTTGGAACGATTTCTTATTCTGGGTACCGATTCAGGCACCTATTACGTTGGTGAATCAGACCTAACGAAGCAGAATGTTGACTTTGTTAAGGAAATGATTAAAATCAATGAGCGTGAGGTTGTCGATACCGTTGTTGACGTATCAGTCAACAACCGCGCAGCGAAGCAGTCACCTACTATCTTTACTCTTGCATTGGTCTTCTTTGAAGGTCAGGACAAGGCATACGCTCGCGCGGCGGTAAATAAGGTAGTTCGTACTTCTACTCATCTATTCGAGTTCGCATCTTACGTCAAGGCATTTGGTGGCTGGGGTCGTTCCAAGAGGGCAGCGGTAGCAGGATGGTATGAATCAAAGACTCCTGAGCAGTTGGCTTATCAAGCCGTGAAGTATAGGTCACGCACTGTCTAACAATTGGATTTCACAATATTCAGATATTGTTAGGTACCCAATCTACGCATTGCTGTTCAAAATCATCAAAGTATGGCTCTACCCGATGGGGATACATGCATATTTCTGGTGAAGAATTTATTATATTATGCTCACTGATAGTGAGCCGAAAGGAAAAATATGAGTAACACATGGCGACACGCCGATTTGTTTAGACTAGCTCATCCGAAGGGTATAAACCCAAGGGTGGGAGACTTTATCCTTAAGGGAGAGATTTCTAAAGATGCTCCTGAGATTTTGCATGGATTTCAGATGGTTCAGTCTGCGCAGAATGTGTCAGAAGTTCTGAATGCATTGAGGATTCATAAGAACCTTCCATGGGAAGCAGTTCCAACTCAGTTCCTAAAAGAAGCAGAGGTCTGGAAGACTCTATTCTACGATGGAGCATTGGGACAAACTGCACTTTTACGAAATGTAACTCGTTTCGCTAAGATTGGTGCGTTTGATGATTTGAAGTTCGCTGGCGATGTGGCTCAGGCTCTGGCCAACGAAGAGAGAATTATCAATGGTCGAGTTCATCCAGTTGCCTACGCAAACGCATTGGGTATTTATGGTAAAGGTCCGCTCGCGCAGGGAGGTTATGGAGTTCGTCATCGCGAATGGGCAGTTAACGCTAAAGTTCTGGGTGCCTTGGAAGATGGTTTCTATAGCGCCTTCCAGACAATTGAACCTGCCAACAAGCGCACAATGATTAGCATTGACACTTCCGCGTCCATGACGTGGGGTGCTCCTGCTGGTCTGGTTGGTATGGACTACGCCGGGGCTGCTGCAGTAATGGCAATGGTTACTCTGCGTACAGAGCCATATGTTGAAATCAATGCTTTTGGCACTTACGTGGAGAAAGTCAAGACAGTCAATGTCTCTGACCGCGACTCTTTGGAAACAGTGAAGGAAAAAATTAGCCGCTTTAGTGGAGGCGGTACTGATTGTTCTGCGCCAATGCGTCACGCACGTGAGAAGAACAAGAACATTGATACATTCATGGTATTTACCGATAACGAAACTTGGGCCGGGCCAGAGAAGCCAGCACAGTCCCTAGTTAAGTATCGTCAGACTTCTGGTCGCGACTCAAGACTAGCTGTAGTTGCTTTTGCTGGTACTGAGTTCACAATTGCGGACCCAACGATGCCAGGAATCATGATGGACTTCGTTGGATTTGATGCAGCGGCTCCAAGAGTCCTAGCGGATTTCTCAGCCGGTAGAATCTGATAATATAGGTGGGAGTAGGGCCTTGACAGGTACCGCTCCCACCTGTATGCTTGTATTAGGTCGTTAGAAAGGCGTCACCTTGGAGAGATTTAACATTGAAAATCTTGGACGCTTTGAAACTGCAATTTGGAGTACTCCGTATAAAGCGGGAGAATTCTACGTCATTCAATAATGAGTTATACTTAGATAGGGGAATCATGAAGACGCTATTCTCGATTATGTTGATGTTGATGTCGTTCGTGTTAACTGCACCAGCCGAAGCGAAGGTATCTCCTCGACCATTTACACTCAAGACGACTCTTATTGATGAATACACAAATATTATGCCCTTGGGCGATTCAAACACATGGGGTTATAATCCTCATACCAATTCTACCGGCCAGTATGTAGATGCTACTGACGGTTACCGAGGACCATTGGTTCAGGGACTCAACGCGGGCGGTATGCAGAAGCCAAATATGGTTGGTCAATGTCCAATTAGTCCATGGCTCCCATATAAGTGTCATAAGACTGCTTTCCAGGTAATGGGTGACAACAATCATGAAGGACATTCTGGTTGGCGAATTGACGAATTGAGTACCGTTGTTGCTAATCGAGTCATTCTTTATAAGCCAAAGTATGTTTTGATTCACGCCGGTACGAATGATTTGGCCCAGAACTATGATATTCCTAACGTACAGAATAGAATCCAGCTATTAGTTACTCGTATTCATTTGGCTAGTCCAGACACCATTGTCTTTTTGGCAAGTCTGATTAAGTCTCCTCACGCTAAGTGGGCTGAATTGAACAGCAAGATTTTGGCGGTAGCGAATGCGAATCCTTCATATGTTAAGTATGTTCCTATGAATATTATTGGTGATGAAGTCAAAGACCTAAATACTGATAAGATTCATGCTAGTTCTTGTGGACATTTACGTATGGCATATGTTTGGCAGTATTATATGCATTATTATTACCCAAGTTTAGTTAATGTACCGGCCAGTAACCCATTCTATGCAACTACCGGTGTGTGTGCAACTGCTAACGGACAGTATGGAAAGTTGGCTAAGAGATAGGGGGGCCGGTATGGAAATATTGTTCAAAACAATTCATGGAAGTAGATTGTATGGTTTACACCATGACAATAGTGATTATGACTACTATACCGTCGTTTCAAAGGTCAAGACTGCCAGAGCAAAATATGCTAAGCAAAGCATTGTTGACGGAGTTGATTCCGTTGTGGTAGATTTTGGAACTTGGCTGATGCAGGTAGAGTCTGGGGTACCACAAGCCTGTGAAGCTATGATGAGTCAAATGCCGGTAAGGGATAAGATTTCTGCATTTAGAAATAATTATGTTCTTGGTACAGGTGTATGGGAAAGGTATTTGAGGACAATTAAATCATTTGCACTAACCGAGGGTAACGACTTCAAAAGAAAAAGACACGCTCTTCGTTTAGCTTGTAACTTTCAAGATATTCGAAGATGGGGTAGATTCAATCCTACTTTGGTTGAAGATGATGTTTTGGCTATAACACAAAGTGCTAATGATATGACTTCGGAGCAGGTATACAATTTAGCTCTTGGAATTGCTTGGTACGACGGTACATAAATTGATACTTGACAAGCCTTCTTAAACATGTTATAGTAGTTAGTACCAGTTAGGGAACGTATACCGAAGCGTCGGTACCCGCTGGTGCCTGTCAGCAGAGCATGTATGGATATGCTTTGGAGTGAAGTCCCAAGGAACAGAGTTCAAGTCTCTGTGCTGGCACCGGAATTTATGGAAACCGTTGAGCCGCCATACTGTTAACAAAACAACGGAACCAAATGCGGATATGGTATATAGGTTGTGCCCAAGATTTCCAATCTTGAGAAGCAGGTTCGAGTCCTGTTATCCGCTCGTTATTGTCTGGGAAACCCGGAGGTTGTCGGTTCGAATCCGGGCTCTCCATCCTAGGTAAGTGCAGAGTAAGTCTCAATGGTAGAGCTTCTGGCGAGTACCAGACAATCTCATGCCGCTCGATTTGGTATCTCAGAGGGTGCGAGTAATCCTCGGTCAAGTTCACAATGATGATTGGGACATAATATTGCAATATTATCAGGTGCGTTTATTTCTTTTATTTGGGTATCAAGAGGAAATGAAGAGACTGGTCTGATGTGGCAAACTTGAAGAACTTTATCATATCCACAAACTTGGCATTGATTATAAATTTTGGAAAGTTTTCGTCCATGATGTCTAACAGTATTGTATCGACTTCTGGGATTTGCAAATTCTTTTATGGATTCTCCAAGAGTCATTTCTCCAGCAATTTTATCTTGTTCATCATTCCAACAAATTGAACATAATCCAGATAAAGATTTTTTCTTTTGAGGCTTATTGCATCGAGAACAATTGAAAACCCAGACTTGACGCTGCCTCTTGGGCATGATAGTATTATTATAGGTTGCAGAGCAAGAACGTGAACAGAATTTAGGATTCATTGTTTCGTTGAAACACTGCAAACATGTATGTTTCGAACTGTTATTATTCATGACTACATCATATCACAGTTTCGATTACAATGCGGGTGTAATGGCGGTGGCTACGAACCATTAGTGCATAACGGAATGAAAATGGGGGTTCGAATCCCTTCACTCGCGCAAAGACCTAAGAGAATAGGGTAAGGCTTTGAGTTCTCTTAGGTCTTTTCATTGAAAAACCGGTATGGCATTAGATATCCTTTAGTGCTATACTAAGCTCCATGAAGAAGTTTATTTATGAAGTAATAATGAAGCTCGAAATCGATGCCTTCGATGAAGGTGACGCATGGGATGCAGTCCAAGACACGTTTAGTGTTGGAGATAACCTCGGAGTAAAGGTAGTTGATTGTGAGTATAGAGACCTTGGACCAAAACGCAATTGAGCGTGTTGAGTTCTGTTCATTATGTAACAACGTGCCTGCAACCGGGCGGTTGACCATTAAAGGTTTCGATGGAGACAACACTACTCAAATACCGGCGTGCCTTGAGTGCGCCCAGGGTCTAGATTGGAGTGAAGTTGATGAGTCTCAAAGACCCAAGTGATTTTGTTGAGCCAAGTGAGCGCAAAGAGCATCTAAAACAGCGTGGTGAGAATGGATTTTCCGAATATGATTTTTGGAATTTCAATGACTACCTCGCTTTTGTGATTGTCGGTGGTCTTGAACGTTTTAAGACTGGCGCTGGTTTTCCTGGCGGGTTTGTCAATATGGATGAGTGGATTGTTGTTCTTGACGAGATGATTGACGGCTTCAAAGCTCACGCTGAACTGCAAAGCATGGATACCTACAAGTTTAGTGATAATAATTATTACGCTTGGTCACGAGCACTTGAGGAAAAGCGTAACAAAGCGCTGCAGCTTTTTGTACAATACTTTTCCCATCTGTGGGACTGATAATATCATCACTGAACATAATCACTGATAAAAATCGGAGGGTAAATATAAATGAACTTTTGGAGGTACGGTCATGATTAGGTAACTACCTGAAAAGGAGGTGTCTAATAGATGGCCGACCAACAACGAAGCAACAAGGGCAATCCTGCCCACAAGCGTATGAGCAATGTTAATCTTAAAGCCCGCCGCGCCCGCTCATGGGCAAAGCGACAGCTTGAAAAGAAAGCAAATATTGCTGACGCTGCTGAGCGTAAAGCAGCAAATGATGTATATCGCGCACAAGGCTTGCCTACTCCATATGAGTCAAGACAAGCTGAGCGCAGAGTAAGATATCTTGCTCGATAATCTTGACGTGACGACTGTCACGTGATACTATAGATATATAATCGTGACAAGCAAGAGGCTGTCACTCTCGGGGTCGCTAGACCATAAAAACTAGATAAAACATTGAACTGTTCAAAATGCGGTACACAGATTAAGACTCATTTATGGATTGTGGGCGGTAAAATCTATTGTTCACCGTCTTGTCAACGTAACGGCAAGTCACAATTCGAAAGACTGTATAAAGCACTAAGTAGATATTAACATCGGGGCTCTCTTCGTATTAAACCCCCGATAGAGAGCCGGTATGGAAAGTGAGAGATAAAATACATACCGGACCATGTAGCTGGACCTTAGGAGCAGGCGTATTCGCCAGAAATGTCAGTGCTGTGAAACATAAGAACCACAGTTATTCAGACCAGTAGGACCTAAGTGCATCCGAAGACCATCCAGCTACATCTGCCTCTGTAGAGTAAGGGATAACTCAACAGCCTTCTAAGCTGAAAAATGCTGGTTCGAATCCAGTCAGGGGCGCATTGACACTAAGATTCTTATATGTTATTCTATTATAAGTATTAGGTGGTGATTAAAGTGGGTGGGGGAATAATATGATTTGGACTATTGTTGGTGTTCTTCTTATCATAGCATTATTGATTTGGATTTTATAATTAATACCGGCAGCTTAAGCAGTTAGATTCATTGACCGAAACATATGGGGCTTTAAATAAGGGTAGTGGAAGGAAATTTCGTTACTCCGGGCTGGTAGCATAAAGGTAATGTCTCACGTTGCCAACGTGAAGAAGCGGGGTCAGTACCCGTTCAGCCCTCAAGGTGGGTCTTCGGCCCCACATTCATATATGGAGAGCGAAAATTGAAGAAAATTTTTAATAGACTTACCGTTTTTGCCTGTTTAGTTATGGCTTTTTGGATGGCAGGCGCTCTAGCAGCAAACGCGGCGGTACCGATTGACAATCATAGATTCTATAGTCCATATGTATGTGTAGAAGACCATTCAACTGGTTCGTTCTATCCATCATATTTTCATACCGCAGCTAATAGCTGGAATGAATCACCAGCAATTAGTGTTATTTATACAAATGTACCAGCCACTGGTGTTACTTGTGGTGATTATGGTTATCTAGATAGACAGATTATACGAACCTGGCTAGTGCAGGCATATCAAGCCAACGATTATCCGTGGTGTGCTCAGGGTTATCAAAACTTGACAAGTGATGGTTCAAGGCATGAGACTGGCCCGACAATCTTTTACAATTATTACAGGTACTCTTGTCAGCCGGATGTCATTTATGCCGGTACTAATGCAATTGCCACATACATCACTAGATTGATGGGTCAACATTTGGGTGGTAAGATTTGGTCTGGTGGCTCTAGTGTTTCTATCTTCAATCAGAATAGATGGGACCTGAGGTGGGCACAGTATCACGATAAGACAGCTTGTGATTCAGCAATGCATCGTAGATACGACGCTGTGAACTGCGCCTGAATCAAACCACATAATGTGAGGTCTTGACAAACGGCCGGTATGGTGTTAAAGTAGTTATATCAGGGTATCAAGTGTTGCTAAGGTAACCAATCCGTACGGTCTGTATGACCCAATGAGGTAGTCAGACCAGCACTTGCAATAATTTGTCTATTGACAACATGGTGCTAGAGGCCAAGAAGCGAGGTGCTTGACTGTGACTCAAGTTTTAGCGGGGGCAGTACCCGTCTAGCACCCACGGTGATGACTTACCATCTAGGAGAATAAATGCGTGACAGCACTCCGAAACTGAATAGGTTGATGGGTGAGCTAAATCTATGGTTTAGCTCATTCTCTGCCTCCGTAGCTGAGGGGATTAGCCGCAAACTCTTACTTTGCAGACGTTGGTTCGATTCCAACCGGGGGTACTTAACTTTGTAATAAGTGTGAATTGAAACAAAATATGCGCCAGTCCCCTAGTGGCCGATGGGAACAGTCTTTTAAACTGATGGCGAAAGCCCGACGTGAGTTCGAACCTCACCTGGCGTACAAGGAGCATAATGTTCATTTATGAAGATGGAATTGTTGTTGACTATGTACTGAGTTCATATTCTACAGATGAAGACGTGAATCGAACAGTAAAGGAACATATGCTTCAGTGGCATAATTCATTACCCGGTCAAATCAAGGTTCGTCTTGGTAAGGTTGGAATTATGCAAGGTCAAAATCCTAATCTAAAGAGACTTGATAACGAATAATGACTGAAATTGTAGATGCATCAATAATTGAAAAAATTGTTGGAATAAAAAGGCACGTTCGTGCACATTTTGCGAAGGCGGTAAGTAAAGAAGAAACGGTCTACATTCTTCATAGCAAGAATTGTTTAGAAGATTATCAAGACTTAAGAGAATGTCCATTCTCTTTGGCATTAGATAATGGTATAGACATTAATGAATGGTATCAGGATAAGACAGTACTAGTTGTAGTTAAGAACAATAAACTAGCACCGGCCAAAATAGCTTGACAGGCATTCGTCGGTATGGTAAGATAGACTTATTACGCCGATAAGGCAGTGCAGCTTGTTTGCACAATTGTTACTAGATGTTCTCCGGAATTATCTAGTTTTTGAAATAATGCTGCCAAGCGTTGCAGCCTTTTGTAACTGCTTGGCATTATATCGCAGGTACTGTATTGGTTACGGTGGTCTGACTTTCAATCAGATGCTTCGGCTTGCGGGTTCGATTCCCGTCTGCGATACTTGTTTTCGAATAGAACTAGATTATCTATTGGATAGAGAGGCGTATGTAGCGCAATGGTTAATTGAAGAACTATGTAATAATTTAATAAGCTCCCATAGTATAACGACAAGTATAAATGTTTCTCAGGCATTAGGAGAGGGTTTGATTCCCTCTGGGAGTACAAGCTGCAAGATTTCGAAGTCTTGTATGTGAAGGTCGGAGACGAGATGCATATCTATGTACCGATAACGCAGGTTTGAAGGGGCGTGTTTCCTGCATAATCCAAAGCTGACAGACGCCCCCACCAACTCACTCTGTTCCAGTACAAGAGTATAAATAATAGGCTGGCCTGGCGCGGGTTCCAGTGAACAGCAGTCTCTCATAAGGACTGATAGGAGGGTGCATCACCCTCACGCGCTACAAGAATAAATGACCATTGTCGAATTCCCAATGATGATTTTTGCATAACTGTGCGATTGAGTTGACAGAGCCATTGTAGTATGATAAAGTAGAACTACTTGAAAAAGTCATGCGGGTGGGAGGTTGGTAAATCTCGGCAAGCCTCATAAGCTTCAGCAATAAGCTGGTTCAATTCCAGTATCCCGCTACTTGAAGAAACTAATGGAAATCATTGGTGACCCATATATACTAAAGGGGTTCCATGGATGGTCAACATGTTTTTGGTTACCGTTCACAGTATTATCTTTCTTCCTCGGTTGGTTGGAAAGCGTTATTTTCGTTTCTTTAGTTTCTATGATAGCTTTGTTCTTAGGTAGTTTTAGTTCCTGGCAGGCATCTCGTACAGAGGTGCAACAGGGTGAAGTCTTAACTACTCATCAGGACAAGAAAAACTACTTACGTAATCAGAGACCCACAATATTGATTTCTCGTAGACTACGTAAGCGTAGACTTGAAAGAGTCTAAACTTGACAAGGTACCTCATCCTGTCAATACCATCCGGTTGGTTAGCTAGTTACCCAGGCGGTTTATATGGAAAACTAGCAAAGAGGTTATGCGTCTGCGGCAAAGTTGGAGAGTTGCGGTGGCCTGTAAAGCCATTCTTTAGGGTGAGGCGGTTCGAATCCGTCCAGGCGCACGGTAGGCCGGTATATTATATACCGGCCTATTTTCAATCTAAGGAGCTAAAGTGAATTTAAATGAACAATGGCTAGAGTATATCAAAGAAGACTCTTATGCCGACCCAAATGATTTTATTCGTAGTCTCGGTTACAGTCAGGTTCAATCTGAAATTGTTGAAGAGTGGCGTTGGGGAAATGTTTATGAAAACGTTTATATCGACCAGCCAAACCATTTCGTTGGGCTTTCCTATCGAGATTCTCTTGATGGTGAATTAGATTCTTCTAATATGCGTGTAGAATTTTATCCGGTAGAAGCTCATCAAGTTATCACTATCAAATATGTAAGACAGTAGTATCTTGTGCTGACGTTAGTCTTAGTTATCATTTTGTATATATTTCGTGATATACTATTTCCAGATAATACAAATACATCTGGAAAGGTAGTTAAAAACAAAATGACAGGTAGAGGCTCATGGTCAAGCATCGGCGGTACATTAGCGTATAAAACCGATAAGCCAGGACCATATTATAAGTTACCTATTGTAGGTACAAATTACATCGGTAAAAAGGCACCAGCTAACGCAAATGAGAGGGCAGTTGTTGGCGCAGTCAAGGCGTATCAAACGGCCTTGAACAGAAGACTAGGAACCAACATCGCTGCTGATGGTGTGTTCGGCCCGGTAACCAAGAGTAAAGTGGTTGCATTTCAGCAAAAGGTTGGAGAATCAGCAGATGGAGCTATTGGTCCTAAAACTTCTAAGGCTTTGTTATTTCCAGACTTAGATAGAATTGTTAAAGCTGAATTACTTAAATACCCGGCACTTGGGGCAATCACACCAGTTATTGTTTGTGGTGTTATAACTCAAGAGTCTGGTTGGGATGCAGGAGCCGTCGGTTTTGCCGACGAAAGAGACGTAGGTCTAGCTCAAATCAATGGCGAGGCTCATCCTGAATGGACTGAAGAGCAGCGGTTGGTTCCAGAATTATCCTTCAAGTTTGTGTTTGATTATTTGAAGATGGCTGTAAACGACAATCAAATCAACACCATTGAGGACGCCATTGCGTCCTACAATTTGGGCGTAGGCGGAGCTAGACGCTGGATTTCTCAGGGTCGTCCAGCATTATACTATCCACCTGGCGCTACCAAGGGTCGAGATGTCTGGGGTTACATCAACACTATTAAAACAGCATGTAAGTAGGAAAAATGAACGCAGAAGAGTTTTTGGAGTTTGAGAAGAAGCGTAGACGATTTGCGCCAACTTTAGATAAATTGACAGTAACTGAAGATAATTTACTTGTTGCTGAGGGTGCGTTGCAAGCAGCACGAATTGCCCATGAAGAAGCGGTTGCTGAGCGTGACGCAATGCTATGTGACTTCTACGACCAGTACAACGAAAACGAGGGTATTGTAAATGAATCCCTCGAAGAAGTCCTCTCTAATCTAGAAGAAGGTCTACAGCCAGATGTAACAGAAGAGATAGTAGCAGAAGATGCTCCGATTAACTTCTATAAGGCTGGTAGTTTATCCGTTAACGATTTAATAGACGGAGAACGAAGTCTAGTTCAAAGTGCACAAGAAGGTTTGACAGACCACTAAGCATCTGTTAGACTAAATACTAGTCCGGGTGATGACAACGCCCCAAGGAAGTTGGTATGCTCCTTGTAAAACTAAAAGACCTCAAAGCTTATTATCTATCTCATTATTTCTTACGTCGTATTCTTCTTGACATTCATGCAAGTTCGTGCTATAATTATTACAATATTATTTCTTGGGGAATGCTCTGGGATAAGCGAGGAATCTTTGCAAGATACCTGTCCGATGGATTCGATTTCCATATTCTCCACTCATGGTTCGATTGTGCCATGCTCCACATTATAGAGTAAAATAATCAAAATGTTATATAAGCAAGGTCTATGTGGCATTATGGTCCCTTGGCTGAGTGGTTCTAGGCGATGGGTTGCAACCCCATAGACGAGAGTTCAATTCTCTCAGGGGCCTCAAAGCGGAAGTTCGGTAACCAACTCCGATACGGTTAATTTACATGTTACGTCTCCTAAAGTACGCTTGGCGGAAACGGGCGGTAGACGTATTGACCCGTCAGGACCCTGTGGTGCACCGTGTCTTAACAAGTGCTATGTTATAATTAAGTATGAACAAGTACTTTAGTAGAGTAACCAGTAGCTCCAGAGGTGAAACATTTAATCCATTAATGTGGCCCTTTTTGTTATCTACCTTTTCGTATGGTATTGGATTTGCTTTCATTCTACCATTCACTAAAATAGCGGGTACTTCTTCGTTATTCAATGCTATGAGTAGTTTAGGTAATTCTCTTCCAATTATTTGGGGAGCGATAGCAATTATTACCATTCTATGTGGATTGACTTTTTTGATGTTCAATATACCGCCCGTTGGTAAGGCATCTGGTCTTGCCGGTGCTTGCTTGTGGTTGTTTGCTTCATCGTGCTATATTGCTACTGGTGAGTGGCTGGTTCTACTGTCGGTGGCGGTACCGAATCTAATATTCTGGATTTGGCAGTATTTCTCTTTAAGTCAATTCAGACGTGAAGATGCAATAGATGAAGAAATCATAGAAGAATATCATCGTAAAGATTAGGATATAACAGAATAATTGCCCTTAGAAAGATTGACCGTCAGAATCCGAATCCGACAGTTAGCGGTGCAATTCCGCTTAGGGGCACGGGACGGCCAATAACTGTAAAAGGTGAGGATATTGGGGAAGTAAGTGCACGCGGCACTCCGGAGTAACGTGTGTAATAGGTAACTAGAATCTTAGTTGGAGTAATTACCAACTTATCCGTCCACCAATTTACCTGAGTACCGGCGCTACCTCCTAAGTAGTTTGACCGTAATTGGATGATGAGGGTTCGAATCCCTTCAAGGGCACGTGAACGTCAAAGAACTAATGGTACAGAGGCTCCTAGCAGGAGAAACCATTAAAGAATACAAAGAGGGCGGTAACTCAATGGTACCACTCATTTATAGTCGGCAGCCGGTTGATATCAGACCAGTTGACAGGGTACTATCTAAAGGTGACATTGTCTTTGCCAAGATTGGCCGCAGATTTTATTTGCACTTGATTTCGGCGGTAGATGGTGATAGAGTTCAGATTAGTAATAATCATGGACATGTAAATGGATGGACTAACAAAGCCAATGTGTTTGGTCTAGTAACTCCTTCTTGAGCTACGGAGAGTGTATACGCTCTCCCAGTCAGCATGGCCGTTCGAATCGGTGCAGGTAGCAACATGCTGGCGGTAAGCCTTTGTAAGCTAAGGGATAAACTTCGAGTTTCCTAAACTCGCATTCTGGGTTCGAATCCCAGCAGGGGCACTTGTGGGCAATGTTGGAGAGCGAAAACAATTATAGATGGCAAAGCTAAACATCTTGGTAGATTCAACAGGTATGAAGATGCCGTTAATGCAATAAATAGATTTAAAGAAAACTTGTTTAAGGGGTCGTAATTGGTTTCGACTTTGTTTGGAAGAATAGATACGCAGTCAGACTTAGTTGGCAGAGTCTTAAAACAGCTAACAAACTATAAATGCAGATAATTATAACATTGTCGCAGAGGCAGAGGCTATTCTACGCTCTGCTTCCCTAGCAACTGTCTGATAAAAGACTAGCTAGGACGGTAACTATACCGTCCGAATCCAAAATAGTTACAATTTAATAACAATTGAACCTGAAGGCACAGGAGAAAATGCTATAGGTAGCGGGAGCTATTCCACAGACACCTTCAAATTGTAAAGTCTCAATGAATAGTAATGACTGTATAATGATTTATTTAGAAGAATGAAGCACGGCGGTTCGAATCCGCCCGACTCCACACAGAAAGGTAAGTAATGACGCTTGAAGAGCACATCGATAAAGCATGGAGCGACGGTATTGGAAAGTATTCCGTTATTCATAACAAGACAGAAAGCAATATCTATAGAATTTCATATTTGATGGCTCAGGATTATCTTTTAGAGCATGAAGTGTATGCTTTAAATTCTTACCCGCTCTTTGCCATTAGTTCAAACGTAAGTGTTGATTTCTTCGCAGGAATGTTGTATCATAAGTGGGTAGACGGATTTGAGAGTCTGTTTAAGTATGAGTAGATGGTGGCAAGCACCTTGTGGATGTTGGAAAGGTACTAAACCAAAGAATCATCCATGGTTTTATAAACCACAATGGTATTTCCATCGCTGGTCACCAACATGGTTGGGTGGCGATGAGTGGTGTCGAAGAACATTAGTAATTGGTTGGTCTATCATCGGCCAAATTGTTATTCCTTTGCGATATTGTAGAGGTTGTGAGGATTGTGGGCCGACTAACTGGTATCCACCAAGGTAGTACAGGTCAGCTACATGCTTTCTGGGTAGAGTGATAAAGTCAAACGTGTTGACGCCAAAGATAGTCGGGTACAGATGAGGTATTGACAACCGATAAGTCTTCATGTAAGATTCGTTAAGTCTTACACTTGGGGGTATGGACAAAATGGTAAAGTCGCTGACCCCGATAAGTCAGAGAAGGGCTATGGACCTTGTCAATCGAAGTGGGTTAACACGCTTTGAATTTGACCTTTGATTCCTGCAGGACCATTGAGCATAGTCTGTCTGGGTTCGACTCCCAGTACCCCTACAAGGAAAAGCTGGTAGATAATTAAATCTACCGGCTCTCTTACTGAAAGGAATATTATGTCAGACAAAAATGATACAATCACAATTACTACTGATGATTATAAGAATCTTCAAAAACGTTCTATTTTGCTTCAAGCATTGGAGAACGCCGGGGTAGATAATTGGGATGGTTACAATTTAGCCCAAGATTTATATCGTGAGTACCAAGGCGAGAATTAAAACCCACACCGATGCCTAAGATTTCTTCCTGTTCTTAGCAGCACAGCTATAAGAACAATGTTTGCGTGGTCTATTTTTTCTATTATCTCTAGTTATATCAAAAACCTTACCGCAAGGTGAATATTTACAATAGGCAATTTTACAAACTTTTTGTTTTGATGGATATATTCTGGTTACTGTATGACTTGCTTTTGCATGATTACTACGTTCTACTGCTGGCCTATCGAATGAATTTTGACTGTGATTTCCAAGAGCTAGATTTTGTCGACTGTAATCATTTTTATTTGCATTCAAATGTCTAACCAGTCTATGATTAAAAATCTCTTCACCATAGAAACAATAGGCAGCAAATCTATGAGCAGGAATTTTATAATACCCATCCTTTGAGTATTCTGTTCCGACCTGTAGAGCAAAGAAAGGATAGCCCTTTTTTAAAATAGTTGTGATGGGACGCCCACGTATTCCAAGAAGCGTCCCATCATCAGTAACTCGATAGCCTTTCAAATATGCAATTCGTATACATTTAGTGATTTTAGTTTCCATAACCACAGTATATATTGGACCGCATACTATGTCAAATTAGATACATTTGCGATATACAGTCCAATTAGAGGCTCCCTTGCCTCCATTCCAAACGATATAGAACTTCTTCAATTGAACGGATAATGGAGCATACTTAGCTCTAGCATATCCTTTGAAGTTATTCCAAGTACCATCTGTGAACTGGAAGTAACCGCTAGCAGAGCTACTAGGGTTTTGAGCCTTGGGATTATTTCCTGACTCATATTTGCCTATGCATCTTGCGATACCTCCGACCGGCACAGGACGAAAACTCCTAACTGGCTTTTTCACGGTACGATATTTGGTCTTGGTCCTTGTTTTAACGACATATTTTGACTTTTGTGTCTTAGACCTAACAACTGGCTTCGTTGACTTAAGCTTAACTTGCTTTGGTTTAGCTGTAATTGACTTAATAGAACTAAGACTCGGTCTATTATCACTTCGTGAAACAGGAAAGTCCGCAGACCTATTGTTGACATCTCTAGATGACACGCTGGATGTAACTTTAGATAAGGGAGGTTCCTCAGGAGTGGCAGACGATTCTTTATTGTCTACCGCTGTTCCACAACCCGATAGGGTCATAGCTAGAACAACGACCGTTGATAAAACTTTGTTCATTGCACACCTCCTTAGAAAAATAAGTTCGACGTTTCGAAGAAACGTAATTGTTTCTTAAGAAAACGTAATACCACCGTAACAACTAAATCATTATGAAGCAAAGGAGAAAACTATGAAGTCTCGCAATCAGAGAATTTATAACGACGACCAGCTATTGCTTGAGCGTATTTACGAAGATTTTGTTTTCATGGGTAGGGATGTAGACATCGCGCCAGGTGTCGTAACAGTGTATGCTGTTGATAGGAAGCTTAAAAAGTCGAAGTCTCAAGCTGCACTAACCGTGGGGTCAACAAGGAATAAGCGTGCTGAAAAACATAAGGATGATTGATAGATAACAATAATCTTGAGAGCGAATTGATATTGTGGCTTTGATTATAGACTTGACAGGTGAATAGCGGTAGTGTAGAATAGTAGCTAGACACACGGACCGTAGTTGAGCGTAAACCGTGATGGGTAGGGTGTGGTGATGTCTACAACAAGCCGGTACAGATAAGTAGTTACTGACCTGGACAACTGTACAGTCCAATAAGACGCTTATGGCTTATGCTGAATCTCGGAGGGGTATTCAGCAAATAAGGTGTCAGTGAGAGACTCAAATGTGTTAGTAAATACTACTACACAGCCTTTGACTGCTAGGAAAGACTAGCTTATTAGAAGTAAAACAATCGTAAGGTTGCTATTCCCCATAGGTGTAAAGGTTGCATGTATCGCTGTTAACGATTTGGACGAGGGTCGGTACCTCGATGGGGAGCAAGGTGGGATGAAGAGGACACGCCGGTATGTATAGAATTCTCCTACTGATATCAGAGAATATACACTCGTGGATGTCAACAATGTAAGATAGTGAGTGGTGCCCTAATCGGAATTTACTGTAAACTATCTTACTACGCCCTCTTAGCTCAGAGGCAGAGCGCATCTCTTGTAAAGATGAGGCCAGGATATCGTAATTCCTAGAGGGCTCGTGAGATTATAATTATAGGTATTACACAGTGATTTGGTTATTACTAAGTTTTTTATTATTGATTTCGGCGGTAGGTATGGCGATATTCAAGTTTTGGATAATAGCTATATTTATAGGACTATGTTCCTCTACCGCTTTTTTGATAGCTATAATTACAATACGTAATGTAGAATGGTAGTATTGATAGAGTTGACATAAGCATTAACTCAATTGTCATTAAATAAAAATGACGTTATAAGCGATTGGTTAGCAGGTGTGTTGGAAATGCACTATGGCCCCGAAGCGCTATGAGTTGCAACCCTTATAGCTCGCTCAATCGGTGTGAGATTTCTCTGAAGTTGTGTATGCCTCAATAGTTTAATCGGTATAACACCTTTCTCGTAAAAAGGAGTGCGGAGTTCGACTCTCCGTTGGGGCCCGCGCCGGTAGAAGCAAAAAGTTATTATCAGGAAAAGAAATGTGAGTCACACAACCGCCACTTTGGGCAGCGCTATGTTGGCATTGGCACCTTGGCTTTGAACCAAGGAACTCGAAAGGGAACGTAGGTTCGATTCCTACCTGTCCAGCAAATTTTCTTAGGGAAGGAATGTATGCCTAATCTAGTAATTAATGAAGTATTTAGGTGTTTGAAGAAACTGTTCCCTACAGTTGTCATTAAAGAAATTACGAACCATCAAGATGCCTACACTCTTCAGTTCATACTAATGAGTCCGTTCTTAATGGATTCTATTATAATTAGAATGAGTCTGTCTGAAAAATTACTGATTGATTGTAAAGATTTAGTCAATTTTATAATGACCAGTCTGGTACCGTTTATTGATAGAGGAATTCGCAAACAGTTGAAACCTCCCCTAGAAAACCCTTGGAGTTGGCAGGGGAGTATTTCACAACTTAAGTCTCTAACGGATATCTATAATGAGAAAGATAGTTGTTATGACTATATAGTGTTGGAAAAATATGCATATGGTGGGTTTATAACAACCAGCAACACTCTTGGTGAAAAATATTCTCTACCGGCCTGGGCGGTGCATAGTGCTGGCTCCAACTCCAAGCACGATGACGCGTTCCTGGACGAGACGGTGAAACCTGGTAAGTATTGGGACTCGCTAACTCTTTTGAGAAAAGCTTTTCCGGGTCTGACTAAGTATGCATCTTATCCGTGCAAGTGTACAAAAATGGCCCCTGGACATATTTACGATATTATCATTCATTTGAATGATTTTGAATTAGGTCATATAAACAAGAAGAATGACAAAGACTGGACGCGAGAAGACATTGCGGACTGGTTGGAGACGTTGGATGTAAATCTAGAGTACCAAGAAAAGGAAGAACAAAATGACGACAATAAATTCCTTAGTGGATGGAAAGACATCGGTTACATCCACGATGAAGGATTCGGAACAGAAAAATTCCTTGACGATAACTACCTCGGACCGTGATGTCAAGGCCGACGAGCTTAAGAATACGTTGGCTGAGATTGAGCTTGAGGTTATGACTGAGGGAATTACTCTGTCAAAGCTTATTCGTGAGGGCTGTGGTGTAACCACAAAGACTGTTGGCTGGGGTCAGGGTGACCTTGCCTGTGCACTGTCTGCGGCAGCTATCGCTGCTCGTGCACGCGGTATCGCCTGAGTCTTGACATATCGACTCGAATGGTATACAATTGAATAGTGAGTAGACAGCAATGTCTACAGAAAGCAGCGACTTTCAAATACCAGGACGCGATGTCCAGAAGGAGCGGCGTGATGCCAAAAGAAATTGTATTTGTAGGACCAGAGTTGGTAGATATTAAAGGAATTGGTGAGGAATTTGCTTCCGAAACCAGAGGCCACCTGGATAGAGGAAATGAAGTTAGTATTCCTTATCAACGAGCGGTAATTGTTCGTTGGGGTAAAGGAAACAGTCACTTGGAAATCGGAGTGGCAAAGGTAGGTTTGGCTATGAATAATGAGACAGGACAGCATTACACACAAAGCCTAACCAGACAAGAGGTTAATCGTTTGATTAGGGTCTTACGTCAAGCACGTGATGGTGCACATGGTAGAGATGAGTAATCATTTATGGGTCATCCAGTAGAATGTATTAATGGATGTGGAGAGTTAGCAGTAGCTGAGACGATTACTGGTATCGTGATGGATGATAGACTAGAAGATGGTTTTGCTGAGTGGGTAGAATTGATTTGTGCAGATTGTGCAGAAGCCGGTACTTAGTGTACCGGCTTTTTCAATGAAGGAATTAATATGCCTAAAACACAAAAAATATTTTACGATACAGAATTCCTAGAGACCTATAAAGAAATCGACCTTATTTCAATTGGCATGATTCGTGAAGACGGCAAGGAATTCTATGCCGTATCTTCTGAATTCAACACTCTTGCAGTTGCTAAGCATTCTTGGTTAATGGATAACGTTATGACCAGTATTGGTCATAAGATAATTACGAGTCATGTCACTGGTACCGGCCAACCAGTTCCAGATTTAGAATTGGGAGACCCAGCATTGATGACTCGGAGACAAATCAGGCAAGGCATCTTGGAGTTCTGCCACGACATTAAGCCCGACTTCTGGGCATGGTATGGAGCATACGACCATGTAGCCTTGTGTCAACTATTTGGTACGATGGTTGACCTGCCTGCAAAGTTCCCGATGTTCACGAGTGACCTGAAGCAGTTAGTCAAAATGGCCGGTAATCCAGATATGCCTCAGCAATCTGATGGTAAGCACAACGCCCTAGACGATGCTAGATTTAATCTTGTTCGCTACGGTTATTTGATGAAGCTAATGGATGGCAAGGTTTTGCGGTATAGTGGAAAATTCTGATGCGACCTGATATTGATGACTCTAGAGCCCGGTTTTCAAATAGATAGGAGCAATGTTATGATTAGAAATCTCTTTTCAATGTCAGACATTGTTACAAAGTTGTTATGTAAAATAGGTAAACATGACTATATTCCATCTTGCCGAAACGGCGGTATAATTCCAACAGTAGATATTTGTATTATTTGTTTTCATGAGAGGAAAAATAATGGTCAACGGCGCTGAAGCACTACTAGAAGGTGTTGCATTACACAGACTAGCCAGAGAAGCAATCAACGGCCGAGACGAAGCAATTGATGATATTCTTAGTGCTATCGAGGATGCACCGGGTAAAGAATTTGATATCTCAGACGTGGGTGCCATAATTTCAATGAGTAACGTTATTTATCTACTTTTGGCCGCCATCAACGAATTAACCCTTAATGAGGAATTCACAGATGAGGTCGCTAATAGAATTCTTGCTAATTTCTCACAAGCAGTAATAATTTCGGAGGTATAATGGATAAATGGATTGAAGCATTGGAAACTTTACGTACCCGAATTGAGGAAAAATCCAGTAATCATGGTTATAAAGGTGATTCTGGTTATTTTTACGATGTAGGAATAGATGCAGCTTTGGTAGAGATTGATAAACTTATTGCATATTTTGAGAGTTCAAAATGATTACCCTCCAACAGTTTAGAGAAGCAGTCTATTCTTATGGTCTACCTGAGATTGCTAATAGGGACAGTGTAGAGTTTCCAGAACTTGGGTGTGCGCAAGTAATCGCTATTTACGAGGCATGGGGCGAGGATGTCTGGATGGTTCTAGAATTCGCCGGAAATCAAATGTTTAGAATCGATGTTCCTTGGCATAGAGATTATGGTTATGAATGGGAATACGCCGAATTCAATCGAGTTGAGAAGGTTATAAAAACCAAAGAATTTATTGAATACCGGCGGGTTTGATGCTTACCTGGAGTCCTCAATGGAATGAACTAATTCATCGAGTGCACTATATGGCTTGGGCGTCTAAGTCACGTTGGACAATTAAGTACGACCATAAGTATAAGATGTGGAAGGCCGAAACCATCTGGCCGGTACAGAAACTATGATTAGGCGTATCGTTTCCTATATGATAGTATTCATCTTGCTACCGCCTGTTTGGGCGGTAGTTAAAATCAAGAATTTAATAGAAAAGAGAACTAAGTGAAGAAGTTTCTAATTATTGTGGCTGCTATTATTACGGCATTTGTAGTTCTGGCTGTCGGTTGTACTGCATTGGTCAGTAGTAGTCTTGAAGGAGAGGATGATGATACTCCAAACCTTGTTGTTGATACACCGGCTTCATCACCAACAGATAAGAAAAATAATAAATCGACCACTAAGCCATCAGCTAAGTCAAGTGAATCCTCAGTGGCATGTGCAAATCATGAAGATAAGAATAAACCCTGTGAAATTAAGCTGGGACAATCGTTTGTTCTTGGTAAGCATCAAGTTTTAAAAGGGTGGAAAATTAAGGCTGATTTTATTGATGATGTTGAAATGACCGGCAAAGCTAAGAATGTTGGAGACGAAGAGTCAACAATGTTTATTACGGTGAAATTCTTAAGTGGCACTGAGATTGTCATAAATATTGATTGTTCGACTGATGCATTAGAAGCTGGACAAACGCAAGCTATTAGTTGTTATTCATCGGATGATTTTACAAAGAAGTACGACAAGATTACTGTTGAAGCAACCTTCTAATGGAACTTGACAAGAAAGTTTGATTCTGGTAGTCTAGTAGTTAGTTGGAGAGGAAGGGTTCGAGTCCTTACTGCTACCTAGTAGTTGATGGCTGTATGCATGCGGCATCAATGAAAAGAAGTGGGTTTGTGGTGTAGCTGGTGCGCACGCTCCTATGGACGGGTAGTGAAACGGTTATCACGACACCTCGACACGGTGTTATTTCGGGTTCGAATCCCGGCTTGTCCACTTGATTGATGGACTACGCTCCACGAAGGTACCTTCGGAACGGGGAAGCGCATCAATCATCTAAGGAAAATTGACTGAGTTGGGTTAAGGTACTTGATTGCTAATCAAGCGTGGTCGCAAGGCCACCAAGGGTTCGAATCCCTTATTTTCCGCGTTAAAGGTCGCCGTGCCGGGAGCAATCCCCTCGGCAGTTGGATGGGAGTCCTGAAGTATCATTTGCCTGCTCCCACAGGTATTTGGTAGCCTTTATTTTATGCCGATGTGGTGAAACGGTAAACACAATGCGCTTAGACCGCATCGCCGCGAGGTTTGCAGGTTCGACTCCTGTCATCGGTACTTGCTTTTGGTAGACGAATATGTTACAATGACAGTATGACTACCAGAAGGAAATATACAAAAGAATGGCTTCAGGAAGCTGTTAATAATAGTTTATCTATTGCTGGTGTTTTGAGATATATGAAAATTCCACAAGCGGGCGGTAACCAAACTCATATCAAGAATATGATTGATAAATTTGAAATTAACACATCTCACTTCACTGGACAAAATTGGAATAAGGGAATGACATTTCCAAGACTTCAAAAGAAAGCTGAAGATATTTTGATTTTGTTGCCTATTGGTAGTGCGAGGCCCAAGGGTGCACAACTTCGTAGAGCCATGTTGCAATCAGGAGTGCCACATAAATGTATTGGGGAAGGGTGTCCAAATCCTGAGCCGGTATGGTGTGGAAAGCCATTGTGTTTAGAGGTTGACCACATTGATGGAGATTGGTTGAACAATTTGTTAGAGAACTTACGTTTTCTTTGTCCAAATTGTCATAGTCAATGTCCAACTAGTAGAAGTTGGAAAAACAAAGAATTCTTTGATAAATTGAATATGGCGATATAGGCAACGGTAGACCAAAGAAGCTTAGACCTTCTTATGCTCTCGGTTCGAATCCGAGTATCGCTACGTTGTAATACAGGCTAAAGTAATTTTGGGATGAAACGGCTTGCGGGATGTAGATAGCCCAAACTATCTTATTACCGGCCCTGAGGCACTGCCCGGGGGCGTAAAGACACATGGCTTCGTAGCCCAACGGCAGGAGGCGACAGATTCAAACCCTGTACAGTGTGAGTTCGAATCTCACCGGAGCCACGTAATGAACTAGTCAGTTCATTCTATCTCCTTAACCGGAGGTGATATAAATGACAACAGTTCCAGATTACCCAAATCCAGACACTGAGCCAATGGACCCTGAAGAGGGACCTGAAATGCCAATGCCTGACAAGGATGACAAGTGAATAGCATTTGGGTAAATCTATAAGACTTAAGATGGTACTCATTTCCGGAATCTGAGTACCGGCCTTCTTGGGCAGGTTGACGACCCAAGGCTTTGGTATCTGGTGGCGATACAGGGAGTGCACTCCCGGGCGGTAGTTAATTCTACCGCCTTCTGCTCTCATGGTAGGGCATACACCACATGTATGCCCTACCATGAGACTAATCGAGGTAAGAATCAAAAAGTAGCACGCCCTCTTAGTCCAACGGCAGGAGACAAGACACTTAAAATGTCAACAGTGTGGGTTCGAATCCCACAGAGGGCACTTTAACAAATCACCCCGTGCTTTCGTCAGGCAAGCACGGGGTTTTACTATTAGAAAATCATTTGCGTTGGCTAGGGATGCGAGGTATGATTAAGACATGAAATCGTTGCGTCCTTGGTTGGCCAGCGATGGCATGAAGAAAGCCGTGGACATTATTGAATATATTATCTCGGGTATCTTCATTCTTGGGGGAGTACAAACAGGAATTTCTGATGCCGTCGCAGGGCAAACTGTGTTAGCTGCTGTACTCGGTAGTCAAATGTCGTTTATCATATTTGGTGTACTCTTCGTGACTTTGGGGTCACTTTTAGTGTATGCGAAGGTGAATGAGAAAAATAAATTGCATGGTTGGGCTCTCATGGGTGTTTATTGTATGTCTACCTTTGCTTTTATTTTAGAAATGTTAATTTTCGGCTGGGGATTCAGTGCATATGTTGACAGCTTGACTCTGACTATTCTTTCTGGCTTCATATATTTGAGACACAAATGTCTAAACAGATAATGGAATGGGAATCTGAAGGTGGAAGTCTATTGCGACGGTGCACTAATTGTGGTAGACTTTTCTTAGACGACACCGAGTCGTCATCAAAACTATGTCCGGATTGTGAAGATGACCGAAGTAAAAACACTATTAGATGAAATAATGGAAGAGAGACAGAAAGTTAGCTCTCTTCCTATTCTTGATGAGCGGTGGTATATATTAGAAATAAGAGACGCATCTACTGATGAATTCAGTAGATACGAGCCACCTGAAACACATAAAGTATCACCATATTTTGATAATGAGAGGGAAGCCGCTAGATGGATTGAACAGCATACCCCGTCTCATGGGTCAAAGTTGATGATACGAAAGCAGTTCTTAAGAGAGTTTACTGAGAAGAGATGGAGTAGCTACTGATGGTAAATTTGTCAGAATTCATTAGAGCAGGAGCACTATTTATGGCTACTGACCGCCCGGACATCTATACAATTGAAGGTGCAACGCAAGACTTAACTGAATGGTTTTCAGTGTTATCTGGGTCTGAAGAAGATAACATATCAATGGGTACCGGCGGATTCGTGCTGAGCAAGTCTTGTTTTGATGAAGAAATTGAATATCTATTGACCCGTAACATTATAACCTTCACGGTATTTATGGAAGACCACGAGACCAGCGTTTTTGATTGGGCCCAAAGTGGTGCTCTTACTGGACAGATTGATTTGAATATTCCCGTCCCCGATGATGAGCTAGAATTGCCAGACCCAGATTTGCAGAGATTCCTTGATGAATATGATGAAGATACACTAGACTGATTTGATACGATTATGAAGGGAAACTAATGATTCCGCAAGGACTTAGGCTAATACAGACAGGCGAGCTTCCTGGTGAAGTTGTAGATTTTAAAATTGGTGACCCGCGATGGATTATGTATTCTCTGTCAGACCTTTATTCAGATATTATCACAGCATGTATTCGTGAATATAGTACTAATGCCTGGGATGCTCACGTAGAAGCTGGTACGACAGATGTTCCCATTAGAATCACCCTTCCGACTCTGTATCATCCATATTTTGAGGTAGAAGATTTTGGTGTCGGTATGTCATTGGACACTCTGCGTGACGTTTGGACTAGTTTCGGTGATTCAACCAAACGTGGAGACAACAATCAAAATGGTATGCTCGGGTTCGGCTCCAAAGCCGCCGCTGCATACAGTGACCAATTTGAAGTGGCCTCGACTAAAGATGGTTGGACAACCCACGGGCTTGTCAGCCGTGCACAAGATTATGCAATCACTTTGACGATTGCTTCTCATAAGCAAACTGACAAACAAAACGGTACAAAAATTACCATCCCGGTCAGTAAAGATTATCAAGAATTTACTCAAAAGGCCGAAGATTTTTATCGGTTTTGGCTTCCTGGTACCGTTTTAGTCGATGGTGTGGTACCCAATAGAGCGGTAGGTGAAAAGATTGATGACAATCTTTATTATTCCACTGTCGAAGGAACGTCCTATCTTGTTATGGGTAATGTTCCATATAAAATCAATAATTCAAACTCTCTATTCAGTACACGTGGTATTAACAGCGTCTCCTTTGTCGCTTATGTTCCAATAGGTGCGGTTGATTTTTCTAAAACCCGTGAAGACTTGGCATACACTGACCGCACAAAAGATGCTCTAGAAAAGATTATTGATGACTTTCAGGAGAAAGTACGTAAACAATCTAAAAAGGATATTGAGTCAGCAAGTACTTACTACGATGCCTGGTTGGCTCGCAGAAAGTGGTCTGGCAAGCTAGGCCAAACCGACTATCATGAAATGTCTTTTGACGGTAAGAAGCTTATCGATGTCTTTCCGGTTACTGGTCGACGGTTTTTAGTTGATGGCTATAATCGTTCAAGTCTATATCCCGTTCACCAGTGGAGCTTGCATGAAATTACTACATCACTGTTTGTGCTTGAGGCTCCAGATGTTCCGACTAGTTACACCAAGTCAAAAGTGCGTGATTATATCAACGCCTTTGCTACAGATGTAAGCTATGTATTGCTTACATCTGAAAAGAATCTTCAGGTTGATTGGGTACCAGCCGATAGGGTTATCACCTGGGAGAAGTTGAAGGAGCGTGCTCCGAAGAAGAATAGGCCAGCGAAGACTACCACAACAGTTCCAGGGCGAATCGCTGGTAGTTGGGACTATTACGATAAGCATCAGTTCCACGGTGAGAAGACTATTCCAAACAATGCTATCCTGTATTACATTGAAACTGTTGCCAAGAATCGGTTGCCAACTTCTATGTCGATTGTAAACATTCTTAAGTTAATAGATGATGATGGTGTTGTTGTAATCTTACCGGCCAATCGTAAGGCTAAATTTCTTAGGGAAAATCCGAAGGCTAAGAGCTTTATGGATTATATGGAGTCCTATATTACTTGGGATGGTAAAAAGCTTCTGTCACCTACTGGTAAGAAGATTTTGTCGCTGACATCAGTAGTTACACAGTGGGTAGAAAGACTAAAGAATAGCAAAATTCATGACCCGGAAATTAAGAGCCTCCAGGCCGCCCTAGAGAATAAAGATTCACACCTGTCTGAATATAATCGCCATTACCAGCTAGCAGGAATGACCGGTAGAAAGTATAAGTTCAAAAGATTTGGCCCTGGTGATTCTAATAACCAGTATAATCCGTTCGACAGTTATACATTATTAGAAGGTCTTAGTTTTTATAGGTCTTCTGATATGATTGATGATATCGTAATTTATATAAATGCTGCGTATCAGGCCAGAGTGAATAAATCTATTTGATATTAATATTAGAACAATACTCGCCACAATTGTTGGCGGCAAGAAAGGAAGTAAACTATGAGTGAAATTAGTTATCGTGTTACACGAAGCGACCGTGGCGAAAGCGTAGTTGCGTTTTTCCCAGACAATGATGAGCCGATTGTAACTGCTACATCAGACCATCCAAATTGGGAAAGTATCAAACGTGGTCTATTTGAAGGAAACGAGAATGTCTACGATTTGTTCAATATTCGCGGTACTCTGCAAAAGAAATTGGTTGCTTTGTCTGAGCGTATTAGTTTCAATGGTGACGAAGTATTGTTCGATGGTGATGTTGTGCATTCTTCATTGGCTGACCAAATCAAGCGCTTTCTTCAGCAAGGTGTAGAAGACTATAAGCCTCTTGTGTTGTTCTGGGAGAAGATTGCTCAGAATCCAGAACAACACAGTCGTGAAAATCTTCATCGCTGGTTACAGGCAGCAGAATTCTCCATTACTCTTGATGGTGACATTGTTGGCTATAAGGGAGTACAGCCTCGTTTCGATAATGAGGGACGAAAGATTGGCTTTGAAAGCATCCATACAGGTCCAGCGATTGTTGATGGCACTCCGGTGGACGGAAATGTACCTAACGATGCAGGCTCGGTAATTACCATGCCTCGTAGTCAGGTAACTGCTGACCCTCGTGTTGGTTGCCATGTTGGTCTACACGTGGGAACATGGGATTATGCACATTCTTTCAGTGCAGGACTTGTCCTTGAGGTACACGTCAATCCTCGCGATGTTGTGTCTGTCCCTACGGATTGTTCTGACAGAAAGATGCGTGTGAGTCGTTACAAAGTGGTACAGAGAATAAACGAAAACTATAGTAATGCTGTGGTTGTCCCAGCCGAGGATTATATAGAAGATTCACGGGTGACGTAGGATATACATCAATATATTTAATAACAGTAAATGACCGCCGGATTATTAATGGTATCTTCCATACTATTGACTCCAGCGGTCATTTCTGCTACCATGAATACATGGCTAAAGATATCGACCCATTTTACCGGGTCATGCACCGCGCGTATATGCGCGACGGAAATGTGATACATTATGATGAGGCAATGATGTTAGCTTGTCTCGTTCACTCCAAAGGCAAGAATCGCAAGGGAGACGACATGGTTGAGGTTCAGAAGATTATGAAGGACCGCAATCGCAGCAATAAGAAGTAAAGGGGCAAGGTATGTTTAATAATGAAGAAAATGTGTTCTTCATTGGAGACTTTGATGAAAGTCTAGAGAGAGAAGTCGCAATTCCTCTTATTCGTCAGATTCAGAAACAAAGGCGTCTGTCTAATGGTCGTATTGACTTGCATATTAATTCTTTTGGTGGACATGTGCATCTTATGCAACAGTTAGTTGAATATGTAGAAATTGCGAAATCTGATGGGATTGTTGTGCGAACCATTGTCCCGGCTGTTGCATTTTCTGCTGGCTCTATGTTAGCCGTCACGGGCACGCCAGGGTTTCGATACATTGGCCGAGCGGGTGAGCATTTGGTCCATTATGGACAAACTGCTTCGTTTGAGACAACCCCTACGCAAATCCAGCGCCTATCAGCTTGGAAAGAAAGAGGTTTCAAGACCAATATCGCTCATTATAAGAAATATTGTGATATTCCTGATTTAGAGAAACGAATGGAAGATGATGGCTTTTTTGTTGTCGCTCGTGATGCAATCAAATGGAGTATGGCAGACAAATACTTGGATAAGTTTGATTTAGGTGAATATGTGGACTGACTTACCCAAAGTTGATAAACCTTGGGGATATGAAATAACTATTTTTAGAGATAGTAACTATTGGACTAAGATTCTCACTATTTATTCTGGTGAGAGCCTTAGTTTACACTATCATGAAAATAGAGATGAATATTTAAAGCCTTATGAGGGTGGATTGATTTTGACTGTAAACGGAGCAACGAACATTAAAATGAAGCCATGGTTTCAATACAGTCTACCGGCCAATGTGATTCACCGAATAACGAATCCACAAAAACACTCTATATCTGTGGTAGAGGTGGCGGTTGGGAGTTTAGAGACTAACGATATTATACGTATACATGACAAGTATAGACGGTGTGAGTAATGGATGCATATTTAATTATATTTTTAGTAATTACAACATCGGCCGGGTATTATTTCATTGGCGTAGTCTTAGCGCGACTGGTTGAAAATTATTTTCTCAGGAAACACTATTCTAAAATTGAGGCTGAGGATTTCGGTTTCTTTGCAGGTTTGTGGTGGCCTCTTACATCACTAGGGTTTGCACTTGTGTACGCAACCAAACAGTTACGTAACCTGGTTGATAAACTCCCTTGACAGTACGATATGCGTACTGCTAGACTGCTGCTACAAGCAGAAGGAAGGTGAGTCAGATTAAGTTAATGGTCGTTGGAGACACCCACGGAAATATTACACCGCTGAAATGGAAGCTCATGGAGGCCGGTAAGCGCAAGCTAAGTCATGTACTGATTGTTGGTGACTTCGGGCTTTCGACTCACTTTCTAGATGGACAAGTATTCTTGGATGAGGTTCAAGAGCTTGCTGGCATCAATAAACTTACAGTGTACGCAATTCCTGGAAATCATGAAAATCATGACCATTGGAATTGGGCGGTAGAAAACTTGCCAAAGAGTAAAGGCTTTGCAATGATTAGAAGTCGCGTTGCTCTTGCACCAAAGGCACATCATTGGACATGGAATAATAAGCAATTTGTCAGTGCCGGTGGCGCGGTATCCATTGATAAGGAGTGGCGTCTACAAGAAGAAGCTAGAAATAATGCACCCAAAACTTTATCCTGGCCAAATGAAACATTGACTGAAGAGGATTTGTTTACGCTAGAGAGTTGGGAAAAGAAGGCAGACTATCTGATTACTCACGACTGCTCTAACTACACACCATTCAAGAATAGATTACAGCCTGACCTGGACAGCCAGATTCATCGTCAAAGCATTGACCGTGTTCTTAGAGCGACCAAGCCAGAGCTACATTTTCATGGACACATGCATGAGAGGTATGATTGGATAAATCTTAATACCTTTAGGCATGAACATGGTGCTCAAACGTATGGTCTTGAGTGTGATGGAGACTGGTACTCCTGGGGAATTCTAGATACCACCACCGATGAGTTTACATGGAGGGGTGAAGATGAGTTGGGATGACCCAAAGTGGGGATAAAAATAATCCTGTAGTGCCATTTCAGGGCTTCTTCAATTAGCTTAGTACCCTCTAATCGTTTGTCTTCATAATTACCCTTATGTTACAATGAATGTATCATGCTAACTATTAGCAAACATTGGAGGGATAATTATGGCTGTTGAAACAGTGGAAGGACGCTATGACCGTGACTGGTTGCAGTTGAACGATGACCGCAAGGTCCGTGGATTCGACCAGCAGGGTGTTGACGTAACGACCGGTGACAAGCGTTGGGAACGTGAATACGTTGACCGTGTAACCGGTGAGACGGTTGCCGAGACAGGCGACAACGAACCAGCCTAATTATTCTATTAGGCTTTGTCCCACAGACGCAGGTAAATCAATCAATCCTGCTTGAGGGACACTAGGAGGGGAATGTTAACTATTGACGTTCCCCTCCTTTTCATGCTATAATATAATTTACCGAATGAAAGGAATCAAAATGCTCACTCTGGGGTTGAAGAAAGTGGATGCATTTGTGCGCAAGCAGAAAGAAGCTGGTAACGATGTTTGGTTTGAGGGATGGGATGTTTTGTTCTTTAGACCGGCCGACGCTGCTGTGTATTCGAAGGACGGGGCCTTTCGAAATGGAGTTTGGGGATACATTAATCGTGTCCCAGTGAGTGACCGAGGAACATGGTCCATTGATTTTCGCAATATAAAAAGATTGCCACGTAATGGAAAAAATAATTGAGTGGCGACCTTGAAGTAAGAAATGATGAGCGTGAACGAGGGAAGCGACAAAATGTCAGACGCATTAAACGCATTAGGAATTGACCTAGAAGAATTGGAATGGCAAGACCTGGCTATCTGTGATGGAATGCCTACAAATTTGTTCTATGACGATTACGAGTCGAGTGAATCTGTAGCTAAAATGGTAGACCAGGCTTGTCTTTCCTGTCCAGTAATGGCACAGTGTCTACAACAAGGTGTCGATAATGGTGAATGGGGTGTGTGGGGCGGTATTTACTTAGCCGGTGGCACTCCCGACCAAAATAGAAACAAACACAAAACAGAAGACATCTGGAATGAGATAAGAGAGCATATTGGTAATGGCAGTTGACCTATATACCGCCGAAGTCCGAGAGCTTCTTCATTCCTATAAGTGGTCTAAGGGATTAATAGTTCACGTTGTTGAATATCAAAACCATATTTCTCTTAGATTGTACCGTGATAATTTCATTACTTTTGATGGTGTGGATATGGAATATGTTGCGAAAGTAATCAACGAGGCACTTTCAAAAATTAATAAATTGGGGTGTCCATGTCTCTTGGAGGTGCTTCCAGAATGTCCGAAGACTTAACGATTGTTAGGTTGACTGAAAAGCGTCTGTTCGGTTTTTTGTTGTCCTGGGGCGCATACGTATCACTAATCAAGTATTCCGATGGAGTGCATAATTATGAAGAGTACGTAGAAAATGATGAATGGGAAGAGTGGGAGCCTGACGAATATGAACAAGAATGAATTGCTGTGCACGGTTTGCAAACAGCAAAAGAACAAACTGCATGCACGTAAGTCTAGGTTGTGGCCAGCCGTAGACTTGTTCTTGTGTGGCGACTGCAACGATGCCAAGAGGGAGCCACGTTTTGTTATCATTTTAGCCGGTAGGACAAACGGCATTGATTCAATCAAGGATTACATTAATAAGCATCGTTACGTTGGAAAGCCAATAGAAGTATCAGAACTTTTATAATATTACCAAATTGTTATAAATATTGATACCAGTGTGACATCAGTCACGTAGAGTAGTTATCGACGGTTTTGCATTTGTACGTTCAAAATTGTATAATCATAGTATGAAGCTATTGGTTAGGTGGAATAAGCTAAAGCAGACCCCACTAAGGATGATTGAGTGGATAATTGTTATCCAGACCATCCTTGGTGGGCTCTACATTCTTAGCCCATTAGTTGAGAAGTTGGCGATGACGATTGTAAAGCCATCTATTGTTGCTCAAGTCGTAATTTCACCAATCGGAATATTAGCTCTTGGAAGTATCTTCTTGTTCTCAGCTATATTGCTCGCCGCAGGGCTTATTTGGGAAAAGAAGCAATGGAGAGCAACGGGGTTGTTTATCAACATATGTGTCAGAATATATGGTTTAGTTGGAGGGTGGGCTCTAAACGGGTTTATGCCACCATCTTGGTTGGCGAGTGCAACTCTGTTATCAATCCTGATAGTTATATACTTCCATATCAAGAGGGAGCAGAGTAATGGCTCTTCCGCTTGACCCAGCCTGGATTGCCGGAATCGGTACCCTCTGCGGCGCTATAGGATTAAAAGTAACTGAACATCTCCTTAACAGAAACAAAACCAGTATAGATGATGCTAAGCAAATCAGAGAAGAGCTGAGAAATCAGGTCGTGTCTCAGAAAGAAGAAATTAGGCGTCTAGAAGAAGAGATTGATGAATGGCGTACAAAGTATTATGACCTTCGTGATTCGTATATGAAACAACATACAGAATTAACATTGGCTTTAGAACAGATTAAAAGAGGCTCGCAGAAAGTGGAGACTAATCTTGACGTACCGCCGGGGCAGTGATAATGTAGTTGAGCAACGTTCCAGTATTTAGTTGTACGTCATCGGTAACATTCTAGGTGTATAATGGAAGCGAAGAGAGGTGCAAGAATATGAAGATTTTTAAAGCTACCGACCGCTGTGACCGTTGCGGTGCGCAGGCTTATCATGCTGCCACGAAGAGTGAGTATGAATTACTGTTTTGCATCCATCACGGGAAAGCCCATAATGATATGTTGCTAATGACTGGATGGGAAATTGAAAACGATATTTCTGGCTTGCAAGAAATGGGCATCCCTCAAGACGCTCCTGTCGGGTAGGTATAGTAATGACACACTATCATTTATACATGGGGTGTCTTAATGGACCTCCGCTTAGAGAAATGAAGTTTGAAGATTACGAAGAATCGATACAACAATTTGCAGGACTGAGTAATCAAATGTTTGGAAAAACTGCAGAACCTGATACATTTTCAATTATAAATGCATACCGGGCGACTCAGTTTGGCGAGAGCCAAATTGTTGTTGTTGGTGGTCTTCCAGTGTTTGATAGCGTGGGTAATTTAATTACCCATGCAGGACTATGTGTGTATTGGATGAAATGTGATATTCAATGCAGGACTAGTAGTCTGAATTAATAGAATAGGATATAATGGATTTCAATAAATTGAACGAAATGATACCTTATGCCAAGGGCGGTAAAGCTAAGATATTAGAGATGCATCCCTATACAGGTATTACTTTAGCATTACCAGGCCGACACGCTTTGGAGACTGAGCCAATTGGTGGAGATTTTGTTGTAATGGTCGATGATGAAGATATGGACTGGACAAAGCATCAATTCACGCATACGGATTTATTTAAGGATGTCCAATCTAAGATAGATGAACACTCAGCGGATGCTGTAAGCTTGATTGCATTATATAAATTAGTAATTGAGGGTGCAGACCCAACCAAAATGACTCCTCCCCATTTCTCCGAAGGTATAAACGCTCAGACTTTTCTATATGCTGTTCAATGCTTGGCGGTAGCCGAGCATCGTCGTTATGCAAAGTTCGAATCCAAATTTGGAGGTCGATTCTTGCCATTCAGATTCGCTGCTGGTATAGTAGAGGAGTTATGGACGGCTGCAGACGCGGCCGGGCTTCAAAGAAAAGGGAGGCCCGGATGTGAAATGTTGGAACGGTTAAATGGGGTACCAAAGCTTACTAGAGAACTAATGGTGGAAAAATAAATGTACATCTATTCAGGGCAAAGATTTTCAGAATTAGTTGCTTTGCAAGATGTGTCTAAGATTGCGATTGGGATGGTCTGATTTTGATACCATTGATTAAGTTTCTAGCTGAATACTTTAAAGAAAGAAACTGGAAATGGTCACTCAAGGGCAAGGGTAAGCAATTGCCTACTGAGAGTGACTTTAAGAATGCTCTTGACGAGGCTCAAAAAGTCCTGTATGATGAGAAGGTCGGTACAATCCTAGAGGTTGGCCGACTTGTCATAATTAAACAAACCAAAGGCTTTGACGTATATGTTTTGGCCGGTACCTATAATAAGGGAGAGAAATGACTAATACAGTTAAATATACTGAGACCAGCTTTTTTGATTCTACCGCCGTCGATGAAGCATTTTACGATGAAAAGAACCAGACTCTAACCTTGGCTCTCTATGGTGGCGTATTCTATCGCTACAACAATGTCCCTGTAGATGTTTATCAGGGACTTCTGAATGCACCTTCTGCTGGTAAGTATTACCACGAGACCATCCAGACCTTTGGTCCTGCTGAGCGTCTAGGCAGTCGTGGGCAGCTTCTTTTCGAAGATGAAACCGACTATCATGACTATGATGATGACGAAGAGTATTCATCAGATGAGGCATTTTATGATGATGATTGGGATAATTATGTAGATGCTACTCCTTTGGTTGCTATTCTTGAGCAGCCGAGAATCGCCAACCCTGTCCCTACTCCGCAGTTGTCGCTAAAGGTAAACGACCCTCTTGCTGCAACGGTTGACACCTTTTCTGGTGTCAAGAAGCACGATGTTCTATATTCTGTAGTTGGTCATGAGCAGGAGTATTTGTTTGAGACTCAGACTACAACTATTGACAATGCACTCTTGAAGCTGCATGCTCTTGGTGAGACACTTGGTCTTGTATTCAAGGTAAAGCTGGTGAGCGTTCATTACGATGAGTGAATTATTACATAAGAACAGTCTTGAAGAGATTCAACATAGCATAGACAACAACCCCCGAGTTCTGATAGAATTCGGGGCGGAATGGTGTCAACCTTGCCGAAAATTCTTACCGCATTTGTCTAAGTTTGCAGAAGATACTAACCTAGCTGTAATAAAGGTGGATGTAGATGTTGACCCAAGAGTAGGGTCTAAATATAAAATTCAATCAGTACCACAAGTAATGCTTTTTGAAGACGGCGAATATATTCGCCATGTTGAAGCACGCACAGTTGTTGCGTTGAAGAAAGACCTATTGTCCGAATAGTTGTTTGATTATCATAAATAATATTTATTGTTAGGAGACTAGCCTGATGGGCATTATCAATTATATTATTGATGCTTTTATTAATTCTGTTCCACTGATGCAAATTGGTTCTGATAATGGATTTCGTTATCTACCCCACGATGCACGCAAGGCAATGATAGAAGGTTGGAGTATTTTCTTCGTCCTTGGTGATAGAAAGACATACTTCAAGGGACTTTTCTTCGGTGATAAGAAGTGAAAGACAGAGCCCTAACTGCTTCCAAATGGGTAATTTTTGGCATTCTGCTATTCTCCGCGATGATGTATTGGCTTGGTTCAGACAAGACTTGTCTATTACCAATTCCTAGGTCGGGAGTAACTGCTATTCAAACTCCCGCTATGGGAAACGAATGTACGGATATTATAGATATTGAAGCAAATAAGAAATGTACAAAATTACTTTCTCTACCGGGCGGTATGGCTGCTTGGGCAGATTGTAATTCTAAATTCTATCTTCGAACACAGTATGTTGAATTCCATGAATGTGTTGGCGACAAAATTAACAACATTGTACAATAAGGATAATAAATGAAAGCAAGACATCGCTTTTCAATTACCGGCCCGGCCGGTATCATTATTGGTGTCATCTCACTGTTGGTAGTCATTGGTATTGGTGTATTAATCGTTGACTATAACACCAGCGAAACCAAAGTTTGTACTATTACTAATAAAGACCGAACAACCAAGTACAGAGACGGGCAGGCAGAATCTGATATGCGTGTGTACACCAGAGATTGTGGTGTGTTCAAGGTTACTGATACTGTTTTGAAGGGACAATTTAGGTCCGCTGATTTGTATAATCAAATTGAGATTGGTCATAAATATAACCTTAAGTTTCATGGTTGGCGAATTGGTATTACATCATCATTTCCAAACATTACAGAAGCTATCGAGGTTAATTAATGGATAAGCCTATGTGTTGTTGTGATAAATGCGAACAATTTAGATATTATCGTAAAAACTACGGGTACCCGAAGTTTCTAACCATGACAGAAAGTAAGCATAATCTAAAGATGGCACTGGGCGCACTAGGTCATGAATTAATGAAAATCTATCGTATAGATAGATTTCTTAACTGGCTGAGTAAGAATAATAACGCATAGGTGGAGCTACTCATTCTAAAACACAATATACACATAGATTAGTGCTAGAGACATTTATTGGTCCATTGCCCATTGGGATGGAAACCAGACATAAAGATGGAAATAAACTAAATACAAGGCAACATTGACCTAATTGTAACTAATAAAACTTGGAGGCACATATGACAACATGGTTTAGTTCTGATTATCATTTCGGTCACGAGAGAATTCTTTCTCTATCGAATAGACTTTTCGTGAATGTCAATCATATGAACGAAGCAATAATTAATAATCATAATGCAATAGTGGCTCCTGACGATACGGTTTACATACTCGGTGATATAGCCTTGGGTACTCTTGACAAATCACTGCCTTTGGTGAAGCGACTGAACGGAATCAAGATTTTGATTGTCGGCAATCACGACCGACTGTTTATTGACCCCGAGTCTAGCGTTGAAAAGGCTAAGCGTTACGTTGATAGATTCCGTCCCGCATATGAAGATGTTTTTGATGATATTATCGAGGGTGATGAATCCGAGGCTGCCAAAGTTTATATGACTGTTGGTGACTTCGAGGTTTGTTTGTCTCATTTTCCCTATACTGGCGACTCTAATGACAAGTCACGTTATAATAAGATTCGGCCGGTAGATAATGGGATGGTTTTGCTTCATGGACATACTCATTCATCTGAAAAGATTAGCCGTAGCGCTAATGGCACATTGCAAATCCATGTTGGTGTAGATTCTTGGGGATACCGCCCGGTATCCGAGGATGAGATTCTGAGTATTATCAAGGCTGAAAGATAATCAAATGAAAGAATACTTTGAAAAGTACGCTTGGATTATGATTGCTGCGATACTGAGTATTCCTTTTCAGTACTACGCAATGAAGTTTATTGAAATGCATGGAGGCTACTAATTGATGGATATCGAATACGAATACGGAATTGGAATCCGTACGGATGGACTTATGTACGTTCATCGTGAAAATAAAACAAAAGAGGCGGCCGAGCTATGGATTGCTGAATTGAATGAGATGTCCAACAAGCCTCATTCATTTGTTGTGATTCGTCGCCCCCGTGGTTCATGGGAGGTAGTTGATTAATGTGGATTGCATGGGTTATTTCTATGCTACCGTGGGTAGCTGTGGCGGTATGGTATGTATTGTCAGATGAAAAGAAGTTAAAGACAAAGAAGTTTGCACGTAAGATTGCCAAAAAGGTCAACAAGTAAGGAGAGTCGCTATGGTCGGGATAGCATTTCTTGTATTTTTAGCTGTTATGCTCCTGGGGATGGTGCTGACTGACCCAAAATTTAAGAGGTTTAGACGCAAGCAGGTTGCGCCTAAATATGACCCTCATTATTTAGAAGAGCGTATGTTGCGTGACAGAGTGCGAAAGGAATTTGAGTGATGATTAAAAAGTCGGGTGACCTATTCACCACCACTATCGATGCTATCGGACATGGTGTATTATAAATTACTCCATGATATAATGATTGTATGAACAGACAATCAGGACATGACCATATATGGAATAATCCAAGTCTCATTAGAGAGACTGTTGACAAAAGCAAATCAATGCGGCAGACGTTGGTTAATTTAGGTATTGAGCCAAGCTCTAAAAGATATTTGAAGTTAAAAACACAATGTGAATTATTCGGAATTTCACTTCTATTTGAAAATCCAAGAGCAAACAAACGACGAATCCCAGATGAATTAGTATTTACAAATCCCAGTCCGTTTAGTCGAGGTAATGCAAAAGAACTAAAGGACCGAGCTCTTGCTCTTGGATATATTCAAAATATATGCTTGTGCGAACAAGGAGCGGAATGGAATGGATTACCACTCACTCTTCAACTGGACCATATTGATGGGAATCCATTGAATAATAATCCTGAAAATCTAAGAATGCTTTGTCCAAATTGCCACACACAGACAGAAACTTATGGATATAAAAACCATAAGAAGATAGAATGTAAAAATGGTCACCCCTGGATTCCTAAGAATTTACGTCAGCATCCAAACGGACTTCGATGCATTCTTTGCGCTAAAATATACAATAAAAATACCCGATGGAAAGAAAAAGAAGAAAAGGGATGGATTAATGATTAAGCGACATGGGGATTTATTTAGCACAACTGAATCAACTATTGGGCACGGCGTGAATTGCTCCGGACAGATGGAGGCCGGTATTGCAAAGAGTTTTAAGAAATATTTTCCTAATAATTACGGTCAATACCGTCACATGTGTACTTGCAAAATCCTAACGCCAGGCATGTTTATGATTTATCATGAAACATATAACAATATGCCTAAAGCTATTGTCAATTTAGCTACGCAGGATTCCCCAGGTCCAAATGCTGATTATGGTTGGTTATTTCAATCTGTATATCGCGCGTCTAATAAATTGCATGATATGGGTTATGAATCCATGGCTCTTCCTCAAATCGGCTGCGGAATCGGTGGTTTAGAGTGGGATAAGGTTGAAAAGTGTTTACTATTAATCGAGGAAGTTGTTCCCGGATTCGAATTTGAGGTATGGAATCTATGAGGCATAGATTGAAGTGGTAAGACATCGGATGTCTATAGCATTGGTTTTAGACGCTCTGGACTTCATACCGCACTTCTGCTAGAATGTGACGAATGATATTATTGGACTCAACTATGTACCTCCGAAAAAGGTGAATTGATATGAAAATTTGGGTCTATGAAGGTCGTAATGGCGAAGTTATGATTTTTGCCGAAAATCATCGTCAGTTGGCTCGTGCTGTGCAAGACGAGGATAACAACTGTACCTGGGAAGATGCTATAGACATGGGCTTAGAGGTCGCTGGTAATCCTGATGAAGGTGATTTTTCTATTGATGATGGTGGCTCGATTACTTTACTGGAGGTCATATGAACGATGTGACGAATGGCGAATTTGACCTACTAATTAGAGAATACAATACTGCGGTTGCTAATGGCCGTATTATGGTGTGGACCAAACAAATATCAGCCTTATTGTTCGGAGGAAGAAGTGGACACATATCTAGTAGGTGGGGCTTGTCGGGATGAGATTCTGGGATTACCATCTAAAGATTTGGATTATACCGTAGTTCTTGACAATGAAGATATGATTGGATTCACTGACCCATTTGAAGCGATGCGCGCAGCACTTCTTTCTGACGGATATAAAATTTATGTCGAGAGTCCCGAACACTACACTATTCGAGCTAAGGCACCAAATGGTGATAATGCAGATTTTGTCCTGGCTAGAGAAGAAGGGCCATATTCTGATGGTCGTAGACCTGATTGGGTAAAACCGGGTACTCTAATTATGGATTTGTCTCGCAGGGATTTTAGTTGCAACGCGATAGCTAAGAGTGAGTCCGGTGAATTTATTGACCCATTCAATGGTCAGATGGCTATTGCCAATCGAACTATTGCTGCTGTGGATGACCCGGTAGTGCGTCTGGAAGAAGACGCGCTGCGCGCGTTGAGAGCCGTTAGGTTCTGTGTGACCAAGGGATTCCAAATTGAGAAGTCTCTGAGTCATGCACTAGAATTTAAGCCGGTACTTGACAGTCTCCGTGAAAACATTTCTGATGAACGTATTCAGATGGAACTGAGTAAAATGTTTCGCTTTAATACCCTCCGGTCACTGAGAGTATTCGATATGTACCCGAAGCTGCGAGACGCCACCTTCTCGGGGAAAGTTTCATTGGATGCAACAATGAAGCAAAGAAGACGAGGGTGATAACATTTCATATTATTCTAACAGTGTTGGCCTGTATTAGGAAAATACAAGCCACGACTTCCCCTATTTTGGTATGGACAAACTAGAAATCAATGGAGAAGTATATGATTGAGTTATTTATCTGGTTAGTGGGTATCACCATTTGGCTAGGAGCCGGTACGATTACCTTTAAGCGTACCGGCTTTTATGCTGTTGAGAGCGCCAAGACTTATCACTCACTTGAATGCAAAAGAAATAGATTCAGATGCATGGAGTGTGGTGAAAGAAAAAGATTCGGCGACACAGACCATAATGTCCTTAATCACGTAGCCACTTGTAGTTCAAGTCCTTTCGATTTGTTTGGGCGTTCCAAAGCCCATAGCAAGCCCAAATATAAAGAGGTTTGCAGTTGCTATTCATTCAGGGACAAGTGGTTAAGATTGCTTGGTGTTGGACTCTTGACATACACACTGTTTCCTGTACTATGGGTAGTCTGGGGTGGATATAATGGAGCTAAAAAGTTCACGCTCTCAAGGGGTGCGGATTGGCGTTTCTTTGTAAAACCACCCATGGTTCAGTCCAGAGAAGAAAAAAATGCTGATTTCGAAAAGCGTATGGTTGCAATCAAAGAAGCAACAGACAAGTTGGAGTTAGATATCAAAAAGCCGGTACTCAGAGAGACATCCGATGAATTTTAAAACCATCACCGTCGAATATCAGGAAGCATGGGGTGGCGGTAATCAAAACTTCCATGGTTGGATTTATTACATGCTGAGTGGTACTGATTATGTTATTTATCAAATCTTACCGACCCAAAAAGACCATGTTCAGTTGCTTAAAATCCCTAGACATAGAGTGAAAGCAATAAAGGAGAAAATTCTATGAAGGACAAGATTACAGTGCGTCACTTCAAGGGTTGAGTCGGTATCTAGATTTACAGTGATTGAGGAGTGAAATGAGAAGAATTTTTAATAAAATCTTTAATCAAAAGTCGAATGTCTGGTGGGAAGCAAAAGATAGCATAACCGTTGATGATATATTTTGGTCTGAAGATGACGCTTACGGTATGTTAAATTTAAATTTGTATACAGAACTTGAAATCTGGCGTAACATTGATTTTCCAAATAGGCCACATCCATAATGGCTAGTTCAGGATTATAATCCCGAAACTTTAAGAAGGGCGGCTATATATCTTGAGCAAAGCAGGATGGTGTATTGATGGACATTGTGCTATAGATGGTATAGAATATCAGTATTCAAAGCCTTGTCCATCGCTGAGATGCACATGTTCTTGTCATCCAGATTGGAAGATACGCGAGGCCACCGTTTGGCCGGTGCTTGGAATAGATACAACACTTAAACGTAAGCGCAGGAGGAAAAGTATATCTTGAATCTAAGATTCTTATTAGGAATAATTGTTATAGGATTGTTACTTTATTGGTTATTGGATGACCCCACAGGACTGGCCGTACTAATTAGGTCTGCTTGGGATATACTTCTTCATGTATTCAGTCAGGTAGCCATCTTCCTTAAGACATTGTTTGGAGGTGGAAGATGACAGCATTTTATGAAGGTCAAGTAATTCAAGAACTTCAACGTATTCACAGGTCTTTGGATAGTATCAACGCAGAGTTGGTGAAGATAGTCGAGATGAGAAACGGGCCTCGTTATATAATAAACATTGACGATGCAATTGAGCCGGGTGCCATTGAAAAGATTATCAATAAGTTAACGACTAAAGGTGTAACGGGAATGGAGCATAAAATATGAGAAGGTATTTTATTATAATTGCCATGCTGCTTGCAGCATTGCTTGTACCGGTGAATGCATATGCGGTTGACGACCATAGAAACGATGGGCCGGTAGTCACAACAGACAATGTTCCAGAAACAGGAACAGTGTATGAACCAGAAGCATATGGAAATTATCCTTATGCTGGATGGAGAACCAATAACGGTGTTATCTGTTGGACTTCCAATGTAGCTTACTTGGGATTCCAGTTGCAATTAGTAACTAACGTAATGGAGCGTTACGACCTACTGGATGACTTCTATATCTATAACGATGGGTATGGTTGTGCTGGAGTAGCAGAATCACAAAAAATTGTGTTTCAACCATATACCCCGGCTCCTGGACATCCTTATTATGACTATTGTGGATTTGCTCATGTGCCTTATGCCAATGCAAGGGTGAAGCAAATGAGGGTGTTCTTAAATACTCGCCTAGTCAATGGTACTTTCTGTACTCAAGGCAGAGACGATTGGCAAGCCAATATGTTGGGTCATGAAGTAGGACATTTGCTTGGGCTGAAGCATGTTGACAGAACTGATAGCATTATGAATAACGTCTTGGTTACTCCAACCTGGGCAAGCCAGCTTGATTTGACACGGCTTCGTAATCTATATCCATGGGGTACGTGAAATTATTGATATACCGGCTTTCGGGCCGGTATATCAATTTAGTCTTTAACAAAAAGAAGATTGATGTTCTACAATGATTTATCCACAATATCATAATAAAATTAACTAAGGGAAGTAAATAATGACTACCAAGAATGAGCAGTACACACAGTATATAAATAAGGTTCTTGAGACTTCTGAGAAGTTGAGGGATTTCGTTGGTAAGACCGCAGATAAGATAAGTTTTTTCACAAATGATGCAGCAGAGCTTGTTGGTGAACATGCTGACACGGCTGCTGATGGTATCCTAAGCTTTATTCTACAGGTTGAGGAAAAATTAAAGGCCAACCTTGCAGAAAAAGCCGGTACTGAGGCTGACGACCGGCTTAATGAATTCAGGAAGACGAAGGATTATTTTGACTATTTGTCTCAAAAGCCTCATCCCTTTTAATTCAATCGTAATCGCGTAGGCTTTCGTAAGTTGGGTTTTTCGGAAAAATGTTTCAAGATGATATCGAATCTTTACAATCTGCAATTGAATATTTACAAAATAAAGTCTCGTAACTTTCGACCGCCTTTCGTAAAGAGCATGTTCGTTCCGAGGGCCCCGACCCGGACGTCCGGTTACCGAACGGTAACTTACCCAGCAGTAAGTTACCCGCGGGTAACTTTGCAATTGCAAACGATATTTGCATACGCAAATGTTATCAATTGGTTACAAACCGTTACCAATTTGTTACACAAATCGGCTTGACATGCCTTGTGTATGAGGTAATGTGGAGACATGAAAAGGATAATGAAGTGGCTCACCGCACGCCTCGCCGTGCGTGCTCTCCTGGCGGGGTCCAGCTTTCTTAGCGGACTTACGGCCGGTATCGGATGGGAATCCTTTCTGCACTCTGTAACCGTCTACGTGCCTTTTTGGACTTGGTTCGTTCTAGCGCTTGTATTCGTCGGACTTTTCATCTACGCTCTAGTCCTGTTGACTGAGCAAATGATTAGTGACTGTAAGGCTATGGCTAATTTTGTCAAGAGACTTTGGAGAAATTATTATGGATTACCAGGTTATCGACACGGTACCGGCCGACACGCTGGAATCCGGTGATTTCATTTGGCATGGTGACGATGCAATCACCGTACGAAGCAAAGATGATTCTGACAGCTACCTTGTTACAATCACTGGTCGGTCACACATGTCTGATGACACGGTTGAAATCATTGTTCTGTATGATGAGCCCGTCAAGCTGATTGGATACTGACATGAACTGGGGTAAGGGATTCGGTCTCGTCTGTGGCATCATTGGTATCATTGCGATGCTTGTTGGTTTTGCCAACATCGCTGGACCGCTACTGCCTTAGTAATATAACACAAAGTAATCAGATGCAACTGTTGACACGCGCCGATAGGGAGTCTAGATTTCTCTTATGGATACCACATCAGAGCAGGTAGACAACATGTTGGCAATCATCGCGCTGCTGAACGACGACAGCGACGATGTCATTGAGATGGACCACCTTCTTTAAGGAGTCTTAGTGAATCCCGACGACGCACTCAGGCAAGCACGTGCACTCATGCACTTGCATGGCCTTGAAGGTTGGACTGTCAAGCTGGACAACGCTAAGGCACGGTATGGGCAGTGTTGTCATGACACGAAACAGATTTCTTTGTCACGCTATCTCACGGCTGTTCGAACCGAGGCTGAGGTATACAACACTGTGTTGCATGAGATTGCTCATGCGCTCACACCACGACACCGACATGATGCTGTCTGGCAACGCAAATTCATTGCTTTGGGTGGAGATGGGAAAACACATTCTGACCTGAAGCCTGAGGCACGGGCATCACTTCCATATCGCTATGTTGGAACATGTCCTAACGGACATACGTCGGGTCGCCACAAAATGTCCAAGGGAATCAAGGCTGGAGCCAGTTGCGGACAGTGCTCACGCAACTACGACGCAAGATATGTGCTCAAGTGGGTTGACACACGCAAGGTGCGGGTGTAGTTTACTCATATGGACATTGACCACAGCAACCCGACCGACTACCTGACTGTCTCTGAGATGGAGGAGACGCTTCCCTTCTATGAGTACCCGGCTGATGACTACGAGTACGATTTGTCCGAGTACTACGACGAGTATGACGAGTGGATGGGTGAGCAGTACGACCCGGATTTAGCTCATCGCGAATTTGGACTTGAGTTCTGATTTCTTTTGCTTGGCTACCGGCCAAAGGCCGGTAGCCTTACAAAGGGCATCATCAAATACTGACTTAGGGGTCATTGTGATTGTCTACCGGGTAGAGCACATGATAACAGGTTTCGGTCCATACTGCACCAGCTCGCCGCTGCTTTGGGTTGAAATGGGATTGTCGGGCACATCAGATGCTCATCACCCCGGCCCGGTAGTAGATGGCGTGTTCTCTAGCAAATTTGAAAAGAATTCACATCAGCATTACCAGTATGGTTTTGTGGAGTTTGACCAGTTGTATGTATGGTTTGGTCACAAAGGAATTAATGCTGCTTTTAAGCATGGATACGTCATTTCGAAATATGATGTGCCGGCGCGGGTGGTAAGAAAAGGCAAAAGTCAATGTGCATTTCACAAAGCAGAGGCTGACCTAATTCAAATGTACGACAACATCGCGGAGGTTTTGTCATGAGCATGACTCGCAAACACTTTGAATCAATCGCTGAGACCATTAAGACTGAGCGTGAGCAGTGGACAGGGGATGGCCGTCACGCCATTGATTGGCTCGCACGCGGTTTGGCAAGTGACTTCGAAAACTTAAACGACAATTTCGACCCTGAGCGTTTTTACACCGCTTGCGGTATGGACAGTGACGCCGCGTCCGTTCTGAGTGACTCAAAGTAGTTTGAGATTTCTTGACTATCGACTTGACAGCCGGGTACGAATTAAGGTTAACTGTACTCATGAGCGAAATCCTGTACCACTCAGACATCGTGCTCCCTGCCGGTTTCGTTAAGCCCACCGGCCGGGTCCGGTTGCGGTGGACAAGCCATGCGCTGCGCGCGGCCAAGTCAGACCGCTACGGTGACGTGCCCGTACAAGACACGATGACGCTTGAGTGGTACGACGTGGTTGAAGTCGGCACTCGCGACGGTAAGGTGTCAAAGATTGTGTTTCGCGGTGGGCTTAACAAGACTCAAGATATTGTCATCGTGTTGATTCCCGGTGATGAGGTCTGGACGGCGAAAACCGTATGGATTAACGAAAAGAACGACGCACATCACACACTCGACCGCAGCCGATACGCTGCCTAGGAGACAACATGTCCATTCTCATTAAGACTGAATACCGTTCAGATGTCACCGGACGCGGCAAGGTAACCGCTAAGGGTGGTGGCAAGCAAGCCACAGTGCCTTACGTGGACGGTTATGCCACTCGCAGCCATGCAGAGGCAGCCGCAGCCGTGGCAGTCAAGCTAGGGCTTATGGACGTCACCGGTGCGTGGGAAATCCCGGGCGATAAGTTCTACTTCAAGGTTCAATAATTCACATACTGAGACAGGGTTTGACACAAGCCAATCTGTATGAGAGGATTTGGTTATGAAAACGATGAAATGTGCGGACTGCGGAGGAACTCGCCCGTGGAGTGAGCTTCACCTGCACGAAGTAATGATGGAGGTTGGCACCCGTCAGCTTGACCCCGCAATCGTTCCTCTGTGTGGTTTGTGCGAAGGTTACGCCACATGGCAGCACAGTTACGTTGGCATGCATCATCGCTACATTTCCGTTTAAATAAATATTAATCTAAGTAAAGGATAAAGGAATGACTACTCGTCGCACCGTTCAGACGCCGAAGGGTCGCAATCTGGAATTCGCTGCTGCTATGCGAGAGATTCGTCGTAGCAGCGCGACTGAGCCAGTTGCCAACCGCAAGCGTTACAGCCGCACAGACCGACGCGGAAACAAGGTGGACGTTCGTCGTGTGAAATACGATGACTAAATTACAAATTGCAGGCATAAGCGCATTGACTCTATTGGTGGGCTGGTTTGTATTTGCGAGCACTGTTGAATACGACCCGCCAACCGACAATAATAATATGTGTAAGGTAATGCCTGAAATAGAAACTTGCTAGACGCTTGACAGATTGGCCGGTAGGCAGTAAGGTTATTCTAAGTGAGAGTAAGTCAAGGCGGTAACGATATGTCAGGTGAGTAATGGTTAACTGACACACTCTCCCGTCGACAGAAATCATTTAACGCACCATCGTGACAGGCCAGATATTGGGGCTAGTCAGGTTCAATTCCTGCTGTCACACGCTAATCAACAATTCCCTTTGGAGGGATAATGCAAAAGGTCACTGTGCGGGTGCGCGAGGCTGACATCACTATTAAACGTCACCGCAAGGGAGCGCAGCCTTATAGCATGGGTGCGTGCACTCTGTCTGACGTGACGTTTTCCGATGACTCCATTGCTGGTGAATTGGAGGATGAGTTCACAGAACAGCGTGAGCCTGCTGAGGCTATTGAGCCATATCTGACCAAGATTACCCGAATTGGTGAGCGATTCTTCATTGCTCGCAAAGCGGGCAAGACTTCCAACGGAAATACTAAATTCAAGATGGAGGCCCTGATGGGCCACCATTTTCCCGCCGTGTATGTTTGCGGCACCACTATCTATGTAGCGGAGGCCAAGCGATGAAAGCCAAGCAATGGCTATTGGATAACGGTCATATTGAAGCCATCAGCCGAGGGCGAATCTCTTTGGTCAACCATGAGCGGCTCAAGACTGCCGCCGAGGGTGGCATGCAGTTCTCGGACTGGCCCAAGGGCACGATTGCCACCGAGACGCGCACAGACGCCAAGGGCGAAACCAAGACTGTCACCACGGTCAAGCGTGACCCAAAGTCTTATGGTGCACAGGAGATTCAAGAGATTGCGCCGTACAGGTACAATCATCACACGCACGCCGCCTTCGAGCTTGAACTAATCAAAAACAAGCGCGTTGAGCGCAGCTTGCGTGAGGTGTGCTATAACTGTCAGGTATCACTGGTGCAGTGTGGGTGTGGCCAGCCTACTATTGTCAACACCCGCATGGGCGAGCCGGTACGGGTAGTAATTGAGTCTAAGTTCTAATGCAATTTGTATTAGGCATTATCACATTGGGTCTATTGGGATTCTTTGTCCTACTACTACCATTTATCATCATCTCGATTCTTTAGGAATTGTCCTGCCGGACGGTAAGGTTAAGTAACACAAAGTAGTTGTTCTAAAGACTTGACAGGCTTTCGATAACTCGGTAATGTTCTACCTAACGCAAGAAAAACAATCCCAACACTTAGGAGTAACTAATGTCCAAGCTCGTTTCCGCGAAGGTTATCCGTGAGTTCTTCGCTTCCAATCCGGACAAGGCACCGGAGTCCGCTGCGAAGTCACTTGCGCAGGGCGCGCGCGGTCGCATTCATCCGGATGCCGTTAAGGTCTTCAGCCAGGCCAACAAG